GGGCCCGGCTCGGCCGGGCTGCCCTCCGATGGATCCAGGGGGCGAGACTCCAGGCATTCAGCTTCGTCAACCTGGCTGATCAGCCGACCGGCGAGGATGCCAGCGACGGCAACCACTGATCGACCAGCAGCCCGGACCAGCTCTCCCACTCCATCCCTTTCGCATCCATCAGGTCGCCGGGGTCGAGCCAGCCCAGTGGTTCGATCTCGGCGGCCGGCGTGATTGCCTCACTCCCCAGCTTGATCTCATAGACGATCCCCAGGTGGACCAGCCCCACGGGGACCTTGCCATCCCGCGCTGGCTCACGGTCATCATGCAGGATGCCAGCAATGCGGAGTGACATCGCCCCGGCCGGCGCAACCTCTTCGTCGATCTCACGGGTCATCGAGTTCGTGACAGTGATCATCGGAAAGTCGGCAACCGTCAGCCCTCGCGCATCACGTGCCTCGACATGGCCGCCGATGCCGAGACTGGCCTTGCCGTGCAGGCGGCCCTCCGTCCCGGCCTTGCGCCGGCGGTAGGCGAAGACCTTGCCCTTGCAGGTCAGTACCCCGTAGGCGATCAACTGAAGCCAGGACGGATCCGACTCCAGCGATTCCGTCCGAGGCCGGACCTGGGCGTGTGGTAGAACCCGATCCAGAAGGTACAGGACGTCGTTCCGGCCCCCCAGGAACCCCGACAGGCCGCCCGCCGCCTTCAGTGCCTGCGCCGGCACGCAGATGATCCTCTCCGATCCGTCCAGCTTCCCCATGATCGGCTTGCTCCGATTGATGACAGGTAGATCCATTCGCCTGTTCAATCATAGCGTCGATCGCGGCATCGGTCCATCCATCGCGGTGGAGCAGGATGCGCGCGATGCGAGCGAGCTGCGGGTCGGGGCCAGCGGCATAGTCCAGTGCGTCGCGGACCTCCTGGGGCGTCGGCGGGATGGCCGGCTCGGGCGGGGCGGCGGGCGCGTAGTATCCGTAATTCGGCCCGGCGGCCGGCGACCCCGTTTTCTGGGTCGCCCGGCCGGCCGCCGGTTCTTTTTTCTCTTTCTGCCCCTTGGAAGATTCTGCGCTCATCCCTGATTGACCGGAACGCCGGCATCGTGATTGACCCGAGCAATCAGGAGTGATTGACCGGTCCAGCTTCCAGAGCAGCACGATCCGCCGAGGCCGATTACCCTCATGGTCGAGCCGAAGGATCAGGCCCGCGTCCTCAGCCTCGCGGAGCGCCCGGATCACTGTCGCGGTCGAGCAGCCCGCGACCCTGGCGATCCGCTCATCACTCGGCCAGCACACGACCGCCCGGCCCCAGGCATGCGAAGCCAGAGCGCCAACCACTAGCTTCGTCCGGGGCTTCAGATCGCGGCGGGCGAAGATCGCCCGGGGGATCGAGGGGTCGGGCAGATTTCCCTTGACGGCCTCGACCGAAGGCGTACAATCGACGTGTCCCATCGGGATTGGACTCCCTGGGTGGAGACTCGCGGCCACTGGTGCCAGCCATGCCGCGAGCGAGCAGATCTTGCAGAACAAACACGGCCCCGGATTGCTGCCAGGCAATCCGGGGCCTCTCCTTTTTATCCACTACCCCGGCAGGAATCCACCCACGAACATGGATCCTGGCGGGTTTTCGGCAAATTCGCGGGGCCGGCCCTTTTATGCCTGATGCTTGAACAGTTCGGGGACGAGGGCCCCGGGGTCCATCCCCAGTTCTCGCACCAACCCGATCAGAGTGCTGGCCTGCGGGTTGGCCGTGGTCTCGAGCTGCGCGTAGGTGCCGCGGCGGATCCCGAGGCGATCAGCAGCCTGCGTCTGCGTGATCCCGAGCCGGACCCGCTCCGCACGGATCCGCTCGGCGAACACAGAGGGGGGAGGACCGTAGCGAGAGTTGAGGCGGGGCATCACTTGACTCCGCTATGGCCTGGGTCAAACGTTTGGGGCCCACTTTCCAAGTTGCCAGTCTGCGTGTGGATCTTCCGGGTCATCGTCCGTCCAAACACGTTGCCACGCCTCGAGGCCAAATCGCGAGTGGATCTCGAGACGACCCCACCACCGATCCCCCTCCTGCCAGATGAGCGGTGCGGCGATAACGACCGTCACGTTGACCGTAATGCAATTCGGGTCTTTGCGGAGCGACTCTTTCCGCTCCGCAGACAACTGATCATGCAGGCGGCGAGCAACTTCACGCACCGCCCGAGGAGTACACAGAGACGCCACCTTTGGGTCCATTGTCTTACCCTCTCCTCTCACACCTTCGATCGTGCCCGGCCCCACGCGGGCCGGCCCTTGGTGTGACTACGCTTGCTCATGATCGCATTCTGCGGGCATTCCATACCGTCGCCGGACCTCGGCGCCGAGCCGGCCGTACAGACGGCGGGTCGCGGCCAGGGCGTCCTCGATCTCGGCCAGGCCCTCGGTCCAGCCCCACTCGAGCCACTGCTGGCGGAGTTGGTCCAGGGCGTTGAGCGCGTCTAGGCAGTGGTCGCCCCCGACCAGTTCCGCGCGGATCGCGCGGTTGATCAGGGTGCGAGTGTTGGGACTCGCACCCCGGCCGTATTTTTCGCGTAATTCTCGGGTACCCACGTCACTCGGCCTCAAAAAACGCGAGGACGCACTTGATCGCTTCCGCCGCCGTTTCGCACCTCCGGACCTGGTTGTGGAGCCGGCGCATCGCGCCGTTGGCCTGGTCGGTCGAGTCGTAGTCGATCGTCAGGAACCCCGCGCACTTGCTCAAGCCGGCCGGGAGGACTAACCGGAGGTACTCAGGGCTGTAGTAGATCGGGATCGACTGCGAGGGGTGGACGGTCGTCTGGATCGTCTCCAGGACCTCTTCGACCGTCTGGTATCGCGGCACCTGGACGGACGGGCCCGTTTCTCGCTCGATCTTCTCGGCGTGAGCCCCCATTTCGTGCTCTTCGCCCGTCATCAGGTCTCCGCAGGGCTGAGCGACGGCCGGGAGTTGCTCTCCCCGGAACCGGAAGGGGCAGTCACGGTCGTCACTCTGGACCACCCAGATCGTCCCCGATTCGGCCACGTAGTAGGTCGAGTCCTGGGTCGCATAGAAGCCGCTCTTGATCTCGGTCACCATCGTTCCACCCTCCCTCATCGCCCATCGATCAGCCCGGCCCTACGCGGAGCCGGGCGGTCTCGCCGCCTCTGTCAGATCACCTTGTGGATTTCGATCCCGTTCTCGTCGCAGAAGCTTTCCAAGATCTCGACGCTCTCACGAAAGGCCGGGCTGCGGGTACCCCGGCCGGGAACGTGGTTGAGCCGGCCGCGGATATCGACGAACCACCGCGCCGTCTGGTCGCCCCGGAAGGTCCGGCTCGCGTCCCAGAGGTTCAGATACCACCGCTGGCCGGACCCCTCGCCCCATGGAGCCACCGACTGCACGGACCGGCACAACTTGAGCAGTTCTACGAGATCGTTCGCTCGGGTTTCCGGGGCCAGGTTTTCGGCCATCATCCCACCCTCCTCGTCTCGTCTCCCGCGAGTCTCTGTCGCTCGCGTCTGTAGTAAATATACTACCGATCCTCTGTAGTGTCAAGACTACACTCGGCGATTTTCCCGGCACCATCTTCGGGAAGGCTGTGCCGTCAGGGTTGGCATAACCCGCACTACCCGATCCACAAGTGCCTTAAGTAAACATAAACCCCATTATCGGACGGTGCGTCGTTTTACTTATCATGCAATCACGCGCTCAGCGCGGGGAGTCACTCGGTCGATGTGTCCGGGGCGACCGGCAAACCTGAGGTCGAAAGGCCGAAAGGGAGGAAGCAGCCGGCCCAAGTTAAAAGTCACGGGAAGCCGGAATCGATCAGGCGACCGCGTGGCGAGCCCCGACCGGCATGGTCAAGGCTACACTGCTTCAAGCCAAATCCTGAGCGGATGATAAATGGTCCCGCCGCTACATCGGTTCTCAGGCGGCGTGTATCGGGTGCCGATCACAAGTGTCCGATGGCCGGCAAGACCGCCCGGTACAGCGATCGGGGAGATGAACCCGGTTCAAGGGATGAGTTGGCGACCTAAACCGGTCTTGATACGTTGCATGATAGGGAAGGCGAGATCGCCTAAAAGGTTCGAGCCCTTCGGGGCGGCCTCATGGCGACGGAGGCCCGGTAGTAGTCCGAGGGCGGGAAAGCCGCCCACATGGCGAAGCGGGCCAGGCAGGCGGATGATCAGCTCGGGAGGTTCGCGACATGCGAGACGCCGAAACGACGCTGGCCATCATTCAACCATTGCCACGTCGCCATCCACAACGGAACGCTAACCAACCGGCTCAAGGCCCTGATCGACGAGGGAACGCTCACCCCCACTGGAGAATGGGCCCTCCCCGCCGGGGACGAACCGATAGCTGGTGATGGCAAGCGGACCGGGCGGAAGCGGCGGGAAGTTGAAATCGCCTGCTGGAGAGCCGGATGATGCGAAAGTATCAAGTCCGGTTCGGAGGGGGGCGGCGGAAACGGGGCCGTAAGGTAACCGCGCCGACCGCCCACCCTACCACTCGCATGATCCTTGCCGGCAGTGATCCGAATGCCTGGTGCGCATGAAAAAAGCCCCGGCTCGCGCCGGGGCCTCATGCATCCGACCTCCCTCGCCCCGATCAGGCGGCTGACGACGCGGACGAGCCGGTCGCCTTCGCCAGCACGGCCCGGATCGCGGCCAGGAGTGCCGAATGGGGGGCATCGGGCTGGTCGAGCCGGAATGTCGCCGTCCCTCCCTCGAATGCGAATGTGAACCGCGACCCCTTCGGCCGCTCGACCCGCTCGCGGACCTGGCGCGAGTGGACCTCGCCGGCGGCGGCCCGCTCGAGCAGCTCGGCCCGCTCCCCGGGGTCATCGACTCGCGCCAGGGCCCGCGCCGTGGCGGCCGACACGTCGCCGGATTCGACCCGGCCCTGGAGTTCGGCGGGCAGCTCGAGGACCTCGAGCGCGCGGGTCACGGTCGACGGGGCGACGTTCAGGTGGGCCGCGAGCCGCGAGGCCGGCCAGCCCCGGCGGTCCATGTAGGCGCGGAACGCCCGGGCCCGCTCGAGCGGCGAGAGGTCCTCGCGGACGCAGTTCTCCTGGAGCTGCTCGTCCAGCCGCTCCTCATCGGTCATGTCGCCGCGGACCTCGATCGCGTCCAGCGTCTCGATCCCGGCCAGGCCCGCCCCGCGCCAGCGACGCTCGCCCGAGACGATGACCCAGCGAGCGGCCGGCTCATCCCAGCGGACCCGGATCGGCTGCAACTGGCCGAGCTGCCTCAGGCTCGCGGCCATCCGCTCGAGCGCGCCGGGGTCGAACTCCTTGCGCGGCTGGTCCGGGTCGGGCGTCAGCTCAGCGACCTTCAGGACCAATCCCCCCTTGATCCGCGGCACTCCCTGGTACCGGTTCCCCTTCGCGGCATCGGCCGGCGGCGGGGCCGTGATCCCCGACGAGCCGGGCCGGTCCCGCCGGATCGAGGCCGCCATGTTGGCCCCGAACTTCGCCATCGCCTTCTCGGCCCCCTTCGGCCCGCTCATGCCGCCCCCCTTTCGCCGTGGGCGGCGGCCGGCTCAACCCGCGCGAGCAGCTCGAGGGCGACGGCCCCGGCCGCCTTGGCAGCGGTCCCCTTCGGCTTGTACAGCCCGATCGGCAGCCGCCGCGCGACCGCTTCCTTGAAGTCCTTGGCCAGCGGCACGACCGCCGCGAACACATCGGCCCCGTACGCCTCGCGCATCATCGCCTCGTACCCCAGGTGGATCGAGAGCCGGCGGTCGTACATCGTCAGCAGGTAGCCGGCCAGGGCGAGACGAGGGTTCGGCCCCCCCTGCACCGCCGCGATCGAGTCGTGGACCGGCCCCAGGCCCTGTGAGCCGAAGTCCTCGGGCTGGACCGGGACGACGATCCGGCCCGAGGCCACCAGGGCGGCCCACGAGCAGAGATGCAGGTTCGGCGGGCAGTCGATCAGGGCGAGGTCGAACGAGCCGGCCAGGCCGTCGAGGAAACGCCTCAGCCCGCCCTGGTGCGATGCCCAGGATTCGGGGGAAATCATATTCCACCGGGTCAGGCGGATCGAACCCGGCGCAATCCAGACGCCCTCGACGCCGGCCGGTCGGAGGATCGCCTCGGGCATCGGGTCGGCGTCCGGCTCATAGAGCGCGGCAACGGATGCCTCGGCCGGGATCGCGAGCATCGCGTCGGGGCCGAGGAAGCCCTGGGTCAAGCTGGCCTGGGGGTCATTGTCGACGAGTAGCACGCGCCGGCCGAGCTTCGCCAGCGCCGCCGAGAGGTGATAGACGGAGCTGGTCTTGCCGACCCCGCCCTTCTGGTTCAGGAAGGTCGTGACGATCATCCGGTCTGGTCCGTCGGGAGTTGCGGACGCATCGCCCCGCGGCGGGGCGACCCGGATTGAGGATCGGCCGGGGCCGCGTGCGGCTTTGAGCCGAATCATTTTGCACGCTGCAAAATCGCTGGCCGGGGGTCGGGTTTTGCAGCGTGCAAAAGCGCGGGCGATCAGAACGGGATGAGCGTGCTCGAGCGGATCATGAATCCGCCGAGGTTCTGCTTTGCCCCCCGGAATACCTGGTCTGCTGTCTCGATGCAGCCGAAGGCATTCCGCAGTATGACGCCATGGGTCGGGTGCGGGACCATCGACCAGCCGATCGGGACTGAGACCTCGTGGATGAACTGGCAGCCCGCGAAGGGGGCGAACGAGACCCCGCCCTTGCCCTGCCAGATCCAGGCAGCCGTCCCGCGATCCTCGATCGGGGGCGGGAGCGTGGCCTTGTCCGCAGCGGTCGGGCCCGGCTCGGGCGGCCCCTTGAACTCGCCGATGTTCTCGCGATGCCAGCGAGCATAGGCCGGGCAACTCAGGGCGTGGCCGCAGCAGTTGCGCGCGAGTTGATCGGGGTATCCGCAGGTGCAATCAGGCGGCTTCCTCATCGCTCGACGCCTCCCCGGTGGGCACGGCGGCGGGGGCGGGGGCGTCGGCCTCGGAGGGATCGGCCGGTTGCGGATCGTGTCCCCCATCGCTGCTCGTCTCCCTGGCCTCGCGGATCATCGCCGCGCACTTCTCTTCATCCAGCTCGCCGAGCCGATCAGCGACGACCTCGGCCGGGCCGATCAGGACCCCGCCGGCGAACGGCACCCAGTACATCCCGCCGACTGCATAGGCCTCGCGGCCCCGGACGATGACGGGTTTGGGCTCGGGCAGCCCCGCCCGCCTGCCGTGCTCGAGGGCCTCGGCGATCGAGCCGTGGAAGAGGCCGAAGCCGACCGGCTCGGGGTCGGGCTGCGGCTCATGATGCCGTTTCAGCAAGGCGCGCGTCCTGGCCAGGTCCGCCTTCGGGTTGGCCGGGCCACGCCACGAGGAATAGCCTTCACGCAGGGGCGACGGCCCCAGCTTTTGCTCCGCGAGCGTCGGCGGGGGATTGGCCGCCCGCTCCCTCATCATCGCCGATCGCAGCAGCCGTCTGTTCGATCTCGATCCCATCACGTTTGTCCAGTCGATAGCGGAAACGGTCGTGCGTCCAGGACCCGCCCCTGGACCGGAGCTCAGCCTTCAAACGGTCGGAGGCCGAGGCATAGCGTTGCCAGACCTCAGTCTCCATCTTGCCCGGATCGCACCAGACCTGAAGCCAAGCCCGGCGTGCCCGGTGGAACTCCCGGATTGCTCCGGGCAGGTCAGCAGAATCAGGAGGATCCAGCACGCTCATGCGCTCATCCTCATGGCATGGGTTTGACGAATCCAGGCATCCAGGAAGTCGAAGATCTCCCGGTCCTGGTTCGATCGCGCGGCGAGGAATTCGCACGCGAGGACCTCGACGTAGCGGCCGTGCGGGCCGAGGATGTCCAGCCCCTCCATCGCGCACTCGAACTGCTCAGCATGCGTCAGGTAGTTCCAACTGATCCAGGTCCGCTTATCCTCATCGATGCCCAGCGAGCCGATCCAGGGCCGCCGCTCCGAGGGATCGACGATCAGCATGCCGTCGGGCACGCGGTACCACCAGATGCGGCCGGGGCGGCTCATGAGGCGATCTCCCGCCTGGTTTCCTCGATCGCCTCCAGGACCTCGGCGATCAGCCCGCGGCGCATGATGTCGGCCAGGCCCAGGCGGCAGACCGTCACCCGGCCGCGCCGGAAGGTCTTGCCCTCGAGCGACCCGATCACCATGGCCAGCCCATTGGGGATCGGCTCGCCCCGCGGGGTCCGCAGGTCCCCCTGGGTGCTGTCCCCGACGATGATGAGCCTGGAATTCTCGCCCATCCGGGTCAAAAACATCTCCATCTGCCCCGGCGTCGTGTTCTGGGCCTCATCCATGATGACGATGGCATCGCGGAACGTGTGGCCCCTCAGATGCGCCAGGGGGATCGAGCGGACGATGCCCACCTTCGGGTCTGTCAGCGCCTTGAACTCATCATCGTCCTTGGAGAAGAGCCGGATCGCCTCCATCACGGGGGCAAGGTAGGGGGCGATCTTGCGGTCAGCATTCCCCGGGAGAAACCCCAGCTTCTCCTCAGCCTCGACGGCAGGCCGGCAGATGATGATCGAGCCGGCGCGCGACTCGGGGTCATAGTGGGCCGTGCCCACCATCTCATGCAATGCGACCCCGGCCGCCAGGAACGTCTTCCCGGTGCCCGCGCGGCCATCGCAGATCGTGATGTCCGACTCCTGGATGGCCCGGACATAACGCCGCTGGCCCCGGGTCGCCGGCTCGACCGGCGGCCTGAGGATCAGGCTCCGCTCGGGCCGGATCAGGGCCGGCTCATCTTGCTCCCTGCGTTGGATCCGCTTGTGCATCTTCATGGTGCGGCCTCGCGGTGATCAGGCGTCAGTCTTCGACGCGGAACAAGGTGCGGCGCGACTCGCGGCGCCGCTCGGCCCGACGTCGGGCCAGGGCAGAGGTCACGGCTCGGTGACAGAGGGTATCCAGGGTTCTCACGTTGGAAAGGTCGAACCAGTCGCCCCCCTCGCAGATCGGGATGATGTGGTCGGCTTCCCAGGGGGACTTGGCGGGGTCGATCTTGGCGGCGACCTTCCAACGGTAGGCCGCGTCGAGCCGGGCCAGGATGGCCTCGGTTGGCGTCCCGGCCCTCTGGGCAGCGCGGAGTTCGGAAAGGATCGTAGCGGTGTCCACGGTCTTCGTGTCGAAGCCACAGAGCGCACAGATGCCCCGGTCCCGCTCGAACACGACCTTGCGAAAGATCTCGGGCTGCGTCCGCATCGTCCATTGCTTGACGCACTCAGCATCCCCGCACCAGTTGCGCTTGCGGCCCGAGACCGGCCGCTTGCACCAACGGCACGGGCGCGAGCCGCACGGCAGGACGACCGGCTTCGCGACGTCCCAGTGGTAGCCGGCGGGGCGGGGCATGGGGCGCGACATCAGGCGGCTCCGTCGCTGCTCGACTTGCCCGCGGCGAACCACTCATCGTCGCCGGCCAGGGGGTCGCCGGGGTTGATCGCGGCGAGCCGCTCGCGGGACTTCTCGGCGTACTCTGGGGACAGCTCGAACCCGAGCCAGCGGCGGCCGAGTTTCTTGGCCACGGCGGCCGTCGTGCCCGAGCCGCTGAATGGGTCGAGGACCACGTCGCCGGGGTCGGAGCAGGCCCGGATGATCCGGCCCAGGACCCGCTCGGGCATCTGGCACGAGTGGAACCCCTCTCGCTCCTTGTACGTGCCGCAGACACGCGAGACGTGCCAGGTGTCCGAGTCCGGGGCGATGCCGCCGGGCACGTCCTGGGGCCGGAGGATCCAGGTGTCATCGGGCAGCCGGCCGCCGGCCTTGGCCCGCTTGTCGCCGTACACGAGCTGCCGGGCCGAGGGGACCTTGATCGCGTCGGGGTTGAACGTGAACTGCTCCCGGTCGCGGGTGAAGTAGAGCAGGTGGGTATGGGACGGCGTGAGCTTCGCCTTGCAGTTGACGCCGAACGTGTAATACCAAATGACCCAGGACCGCATCGACAGCCCCAACTCGCGGTGGAACAGGACCTTCAGCTCCGCGGCGAACTCGTTGCCGATGGCGAGCCAGAACGTCCCAGCCGAGGTCAGGAGCCGCGCGACCTCACGGCCCCAACGCCGACACCACTCGAGATACTCATCCGTGGTCCGGGCGTCATCGTAGATGTCGTAGTCATAGCCGATGTTGAACGGCGGGTCAGCGAAGATCAGGTCGATCGACCGGTCGGGCAAGGCCGCCATCAGCTCAACGCAATCGCCGGCCGCGATCAGATCAGCGGGGAACTCGGCGTCGGGGTCAGGGAATAGTCCGCTCATCGCTGCCCACCCTCCCGCATCCAGCGCATGACGGTCTCGAGCCGACGGACTAATGAGAATTTCTCAATCCGGTGTGCCGTAATCTCGATCAGCCTGTCCCGGATCGACTCCAGTTCGGCCAGCATTTCGGCGCGCTCGGCCTGGAACTGCCGTAAATACACGACGAGATCCAACGCCTCCTGGTAGCAGTCCACCAGCGCGTCACGACCGTTGAAGGGTTTTAGGGGCGTCCCGTACTTGCGCCGGCCCTCGCCGTCGCGGTCGCCCATGTCGCGCATCACGAGGTTCCAGACCGCTTCGCGTCCATTCGGGATCGGGGCCGGCTGCTCGGTCACTCGCTCATTCATCGCTCGGGTCCTCGAGAGGGGAGAAGGGCATCCTTGCCCGCGCCGACATCCCTGGGGGATCAGGCCACGCGATCAACCGCACCCCCCGGCCTCACCGCAGACGGTGCAGGTGTAGCAGGCTCCCGTCCGCTGGGTCGGGCCGCCGCAGGACCGGCAGGACGGGTTGTGCGACTCGATCCGCGGCCGCTGGGGATTCGCCTCACTGCCGCTAACAATGGCGATCTCATGGAACTGGCTGATCGTCCGCTGAAGCGTCTGGTGGAGCTGCTCGAGCGAATCGCCGATCTCCAGGTCCTCACCTCCCGTCGCGGCCTCGGCCGGGATGGGAGCCATTGCCTCAGCCGCCAGTTCATCGCGGTGCGGGGCATGCTCAGCGTGGTAGCCGGCCAGGAACTCCATGCCGAGCCAGCGGAAGACGTAATCGGCCACGCTGCGGGCGATCGGGATGTCACGGTTCTGGGTCATCCCCGAGGGCTCGAACCGCGTGTAGGCGAACTTCTCGACGAGGACCGGGAGCGGCACCCCGTACTGAAGGCCGACCGAGACCGCGATTCCCAGGGCATCCATCAGGCCGCCGATGGTCGAGCCTTCCTTGGACATCTTGACGAAGACCTCGCCCGGCCGACCATCCTGGTACATGCCGACCGTGATATAACCCTCGTGGCCATCGACCTCGAACTTGTGGGTCATGCTCCGGCGGGTCGATGGCAGTCGCTCCCGCTTCGGCTGGTTCGCCAGGTTGGCCAGTTCGCTCAGCTCGCGCAGTGAGCCGATGACCGGTCCATCCAGGCCCCTCATGACCGGCCAGTCGGGATCGACCAGCGACCCGTTGATGAGCCAGGGGTCGGGGATCTCGTTGCTGTGCGCGTCGAGTCGAGCCGGCTGGCCCAGGCCGACCTCAGTCTCGATGTCAGCAGCCGCGAGGAATGCTGGGGTCACTTCAGCCGCGGCCGGGGCCGCCTTGGTGCTGAGCGGCTGGGATGCCTTGGAGTTGTCCCGGTAGATAGCCAGGGCCTTTAGGCCCCGCTTCCAGCCCTCGACGTAGGCCTCGCGGATCTCGTCGGGGGTGGAGTCCTCGGGCAGGTTGACGGTCTTGGAAATCGCCCCCGAGAGGAACGGCTGGCACGCCTCCATCATCCGGACATGGCCGAGCCAGGAGATCGACCGCTTGCCCACGGGCTGGACTGGGTAGCCATCCCGCTCCTGGTCGCTCGGCGGGAACGAGCAGTCAAAGACGGCCAGGTGCTCGGCCTTCAGCCCGCTGGGGATGACCGTCTCGCCGATCGCCACATCCTCGATCGTGTCGTATTCATCAATGTGGCGGATGATGCCGGCGATCTGGTCCTCAGAGTACCCGAGGGTCTGCAAGGCCAGGGGCACGATCCGGTTGACGATCTTGAGCATCCCCCCGCCGGCGAGGGTCTTGTACTTCACCAGCGCCGTCTCGGGCTCGACCCCGGTCGTGTCGCAGTCCATCAGGAAAGCGATCGTCCCGGTCGGCGCCAGGACCGTGACCTGGCTGTTGCGGAAGCCATGCAAGACCCCGACATCCCGGACCACATCCCAAAGGTGGACTGCTTCAGTGGCAAGCCATCTCGCCTCCGAATTCGCCGGGGCCTTGTTATCGAGCAGGCCTCGGGCTGCGTCGGCGTGCTGGTCGATCACCCGCAGCATCGGATCTCGGTTGGCTGCAAACCCCCCGAATGCCCCCTTGACGGCGGCGACATCGGATGAGGTCAGGTAGGCCTGGCCGTGCATGATGGCCGTGATCGCGCCGGCCAGGGCCCGCCCCTCATCCGAGTCATAGGGCAGGCCGTTGGCCATCAGCAAGGCGCCGACGTTGGCGAAGCCCAGCCCCAGGGGGCGGAACTCATGGCTGTTCTCGGCAATCTTCCTGGTCGGGTAGCTGGCCCGATCCACGAGGATTTCCTGGGCGATAAGGAAGATCCGGACCGCCGCGCGGAACCCCTCGACGTCGAACATCCCATCCTCGCGACGGAACTTCATCAGGTTGATCGACGCGAGGTTGCACGCCGAATCATCGATGAACATGTATTCCGAATTGCTGACGATGATGCCGTGCGGGGCGGCGCCCGACGAGACCTCGAAGTTGTGGGTGTCCTCGACCTCGATGTCATAGACCGCGACCGGGGTCTCGTTCTCAAATTCGCGGACTGCGAGCACGACATCGTTGACGAGCGATCGGCTGGACTCGACCCACGCGGCGAACTCGACCCAGCCCATGCCGCGGATCCGGCCGTCGCCCCGGGCCAGCGGGACGCGGCCCTTGAGTCCATGATCCCGGATGAACTTGTTCCACCGGGCGACCGTGACGGCCGGGCCGTCCTTATGGGTCTGCCTGGGCAATGCCTCGATGGCCTCCCAGGTCTCGACCATCAAGCTGTCTTCGGCCTCGATGGCCATAGCGTTGGCTATGCCGCGCGAATGTCTGGACTTGTGCTCGCCAGCCTCGATCAGCTCGAAGTTCGACAGCCGATCATCCCGCCGATCCTCGTTGGCATGATGGACCTCGAATCCATCGGGGATCGGCCCGTTGGCCTGCTCGCACATCCAGCGGGACTGGTAGAACGTCCCTTCCCTGGTCTCGATGGTGGTCCTGGGATGCCGCCCGATCTCGCCGCGGCCGATCTTGCGGAGCCGCTGTCCGGGCTTCAGGTCCTTCGCCTCGACCGCATCGCCTGACCGGAGGTAGAAACGGTGCTCCGGCGTGCAGCGGAAGACCAGGCCCTTGTCCGTCTCGACCTCGACCAGCTTCGTCGTCTCGCCTGCCTTCCAGGCCCGGACGATCTGGCGCAACACCGGCACGCCGGCCTTGAAGTCGAAGCTAAACGCCAGCGGAAGATCCTCGCCCCGTCCGGATCGCGCCGCCAGCATGCCGATCGGGATCCGGCCCTCGCTTGTGCCGATGAGCGTCTCGAACACGAAGCAACAAGGATTGCTGCTGTTGATCGGCGCGGTGTTGGGGCAGGTATGCCAGCGCTGGATCGTATCCTCATACTGAAGGCCAGGGTCGCCGCATTCCCAGGTGCCGCGGGCGATCCGCTCCATGAGGACATCAGGGTCATGCAGTTCGATCCCCTCACCGGTTGTCACGGACCTCAGCTCATAATAGTTCCGGAAGTTGGGCCGGCCCGAGCCGAGCGGCTCAAGACCCCGGTTGTGCTCCGCGATCTCCATGAACTCGTCCGTCACCCGCACCGACAGGTTGGCATTCTGGAACGCGACCGAGCCATAGGCCTCCCCATTGAACGAGGCGTCATACCCCTGGGCGATCAGCGCGCGGGCCTTGCGGTCCTCCTTCAACTTGCACTCGATGAACTCATTGATGTCGGGATGAAAGCATTTGAGGGTCTGCATCTTCGCCGCGCGACGGGTGTTCAGGCACGCCACGCCGTTGATGAACGGCTCGGTGGACCCGAACGGCGCGAGCACGTAGTTATGCTCGCTCCAGATGCGCTTGTCGTCCGGCTCGGGATCCTCAACCTCGACCGAGTAGACCCGACTCAGCCCGATCGGCCGGACCTCGATGACCTCGTGGTTGTTCTCACGCAGCTCTCGATAGAAAGCCTCGTAGGAGCCGAAAACGTTCTCGAACTTGAGGGCCTGCCGGGCGACATCAGGGCAGCGTCGGCCCTCGGCCTTGCGGGCGAGGACGTAACCGGCGAACGTCGAGAGGTCATGCCCCGCGTTGATGAGCGAATATCCGAGGTTGAGCATCCGCTTGCGGACTGCTGCCTTCTGGAGCATGGCTGGGTTGCGCCGCTTCAGGACCGCGGATTGCTTGAGGCGGTACTCGCTGGACCGCTCGGAGTCCGACCAGAACGCGGATGAGGCATGCATACCGTTCCGCTCGCCAGGATGCCCATCGGTGTAGAACGCCCGGCCTCGCCCGTGATCGGCGGCATGCTCGGCCTGGGTCTTCAGCCGCAGGTTTTCCGGCCGGTTGTCGCCCTTGTCCTTGTTCTCGTGATGGACGATCTTGCCCTGGAGATCCCAGCGGAGGATGTCCTTGGCAACGAGCTGATGGAACAGGGCCTTCCCCTTCATGCCGTCCTGGAGTCCGACGCGGACATAGCCATCCTTGTGGCGATCCGTGCTGACCTGCATCAGGCTCATGCCGGGCTTCAGGTCGGCGGCCCGCTTCCAGATGCCATCCTTCAGCATCATCGGGTGATCGTGAGAAACCCGGAATTCGCCCTTGTCCGTGATGACGGAGATGACCGGCTTGACCCCGGAACACCAGGCATGCGCCCGCTTCGCCGCGACCCGGCCGAGCCGGCGCGAGTAGGACAGCACGACGAACCCGCCTTCGAGGTCGGCCAGGTCGCCGACCGGCTTCACTCCCCGATCGGTCAGGATCGGCTGGTCCGGGGCGAGGCACTTCCCGCCCGACTTGACGACGCCGGCAATCGCATCGTAGACCCGCATGAAGCTGACCGGGCCGCTCGGCTTGCCACCCCCCTGGAGCTTTTCCTTGGTGCTGCGGAGCGTCGACAGGTCAGTCCCGGTGCCCGAGCCATACTTGAACAGCATGGCCTCGGAACGGGCCAGATCCATGATCGATCCCATGTCATCCGCGACGCTCTGGATGAAACAGGCCGAGCCCTGGGGGTACTCGTAGGCATCCAGGCACGGGACCGCCCGTCCCTCCCCCTTATGCCAGCGCCAGTTATTCGCTGCTCCCTTGAGGTGGTATTCCTGGCTCAGGCCGACATTGAACCAGACCGGCGAGTTGAATGCGCCATACTGGCCGAGGCACAGCGCCGCCAACTCCTCCCGGTACTGGACTGCATCCGCGGCCGTGGCGAAGTATCCATCCACTTTGCCCCAGTGTGCGATCGTGTTGCAGACCCGGCCGATGAGTTGACTCACGGAATGCTCGCGCCCTCCCTGGGTGGGGTCGAATCCCTTCGACAGGTCGCCATAAAAATACTTGCTGGCGACGATGTTGGCGGCCCGGTCGGACCAGTCCTCGGGAACCTCGACGCTGGGCTGCTCGAAGATCAACCGGCCGTCATCCCCCTTGATCTGGGCCGTCACGGTGCGCCAGCCGATCCGAGCGTAGGGGTTGCAGTCCGGCGGGCAGAAATAGGGTTGGATCGTCAGCCCCCGGGCGGGGGCCGTCGCGGTCGCCGCGGGCCGGTTGGTGTCGGCGATGCTCATGCTGCTCTCTCCATTTCGGCGTCGAAAAGGTTGATGGATGGATCGCGGTCAGACGACGTAATCGACGCCGTCCCACTCGACGAGCCGGGCCCGCCAGTCGAAGTCCGGCCGGGCCGCCTCGCCCTGGATCTGCTTGCGGTGCTGGAACCAGCCGCGGAGGTTCCCGGTCATGCTCGAGGCGATGCCGGCCCCGATGACCCTCGCGAGCGGGACGGCCTGGTGCTCGGTCGGCGTCGCATGCTTCGGCTCACCGCCGACGAGCTGCTCGAACAGCTTCAGGTCTTCCTCGAGCGTCGGGGCCTTGCCCTCGTGCGTCCGGTAGGAGACGCGGGCGCAGCGGGCTGAGGACATGGCCAGGAGGTTATTCAGCGAGAACGTCTCGCGCTCGGCCGTCGAGACGTAGGGCAGGTGCCAGCAATGGGGGTCATCGGCATCCATTCGCCGCAGATCGGGCCCGCTCGCCGCGTAGGCGCGGGCCATGCGGACGGTCAGGCACTGGATCTCGGGCATCGCGGCCTTGTGGATCCGCAGGGCGAAGAAGTTGGCGAAGTCTGTCGCCGTGCAGATGACGTTGATGTGGCCGAAGGGCTCGACCAGCCGGTTGACGATCTGCTTGTGGATGCCGAGGGACATGAGGCGGTCGGCGTGGCCAACGGCATCATAGCTGGCCTCGAGCCACAACTTGCGGGCCGCCTTCTGCTCATCCTCCGTCAATTCCTCGGTCGCTTGCATGCCCTTCTGGTTCTTGCCCCAGTGGATCGGGACATAGGGGTCGTCGAGGATCCACTGTTTCATCCGGGCCCAGGGAATGGCCCGGCTCGAGCTGGCATTGCGGCTGAAGACCCGGTGGGTCATGAACTCGGCGTGGATGACCCTGGGGTAGCACAGTTCGAACGTCGTCAGCCGGGCGCCAGCGGGGCTGATCGAATCCTCAATGATCGTCGCGCGAATCGTCACGGTTTCAGTCTCCTGGGAAACGGAGGATGAGGGGGCATTGAAGGCAGCTCAGTCGTGGCTGGGCTGGCCCCAGCGGATCCGCCAGGATCGCTCGGCCACGAACACGACCTCGAAGCTGCCGGGGCTAAACCGCTGGGGGGCATACCGGGCGCGGAACAACAGCACGGAGCCGTGATGGATGATCCGGTGCCAGATGTCCTGGCGGTCGGCCAGGAATTCGCCGGATGCCTGGATGAAAACCTGGACCGGCTCGAGCGCGGCGACCCGCTCCCTGATGACCCGGATGCGAAGCTCCGCGCTGGCATGCTCGACCGTGAAGGTCTCTGACAGCCCGCGAACCTTGTGCTTGAGCGTGCTCGGCCGAATCGTCGTCATGGCCATCAGGACCTCAGGGGGCGAAGGGGTACGGGCCGGCATCGATCCGGCCGGCAGCGCGGACGATGATGTAGGCCAGGGGTCGGGTCCAGTAACGCTTGTGGACGATCGGGTCGGCGATCAGCTTGTCATCGGCAATGATGCGGCCGACCGGGCTGGGGGGCATGTGGGCCGCAATGATCCGCTTGCCCGTGACCGGGTCCTTGCCGGGGGCCTTGAACACATTGCCGCTGATCGCGTCGGCGATCAGCTTGAACAGGTTGTCGCCGTCCGGCTTGCTGACCCAGCGCTCGCCGGGCTTGCGGGCCTTGGCCGAGCGGCAGGCGTACAGCTCGACCTCGACCGGCCCCTCGTAGGGGGGGATGCCCGCCGACTCGCCCAGGCCGGCGGCCTCGGCCGCGCGGGCGACCGTCTCCTTCCACGCCTTGACGTGCGGCTCGGTGCGGACGTGCTTGCCCCGGCCGCGGAGCGGGGCACGCCAGGGGACCGGCTGGCCAGTGACCTCGAAGGCCGCGATGACCGTTCCGGGCTCGAGCAGCCGCACCGGCGCGGGGGCCTTCTTGGTCAAAAACTGCGCCGGCTTCCCTCGCCCCGGCTTGGCTGACGGGCGATGCCCGAGCAGGGCATCGAGTGCCGTCTGATCCTTCAGGCGGATTCCCACGGTCGGCCTCCGATTGGCTCGGCCACGGGCTGCACCAGCCCGAGGATCTGGTCGCCCACGCGGAAGTGGAACGGGTCGACCCGGTCCCGCTGCACGCCGAGCGGCGGATAGACAACGGCGACGTGCCGCCGCAGCATCGTCACGTACCAGGCGTCGAGCCCGACCCGGAAGCCGAGCACGCGACACTCGTTGAACCAGACCGGAATGCCAGTCAGCGGTTGGCAGCCGGCGCCGCAACACGCGCGGCAGAGGGCGAGGGTCGTCCCTCGGGGGATGAGCCGCCTGGAAGCCTCGCCCCCGGCCGTCACCAAGCCGGTCGCCTTGCACTCATCACAGGCTGGCCGCTCGCGGTCGGGCATCTCGTCGAAGCCGGGCAACTCGAGCGGCCGCTTGCCGAAGGGGCCGAACTGCTCCATCCATTCCCTCAGCCCGCGGGGCTTCTCGGCACTCCAACCGGGCAGGGCGTGGAAGGCGTCGGCAGGCATGGATGACTTGTGGGCGGCCACCACGATCGCCCCGTCCGTGGCCAGGGCGTAATGCCCCTCAACCCAGGGCAAGGCATACACCGGGTCGAGCCGGGGCAAGCTACACGCGGCGAGTAGGATCGGCGGGACGCGGCGGATGAACAGGTCGCGGCGGGCCTTGGCCTGCTCGCAGTGGTCATGGATCACGGCGGTCATCGGGCACTCCCGGACTCGGCCGGCTTCCGGGTATTCCCGGCCTCGGCTGCCTTGACGAAGGCCGTCACGAGCGCGCCGGTGCTGAGGCCAAGCAACGAGCCGTAGCAGGCGCAGACGAAGCCGATCGCGAAGCCGCCGGTGATCGTCCCCAGGAACCCTGCGCCGCCGGCCGCGGCGATTGTCATGTGCAGGATCACGAGCATCCGGTTGCGGTCATAGGGTTGCAGATAGTCGCTCATCATCGAATCAAACCCTCATCAGCGAGTCGGGCGAGGATCACGGCATGGCACGGCCTGGAGGGCTCGCCCGTCCCATCCCAGTCACAGCACCAGCAACCGAGGATCTTGCCCCGCAGCTCGGGGAGCCGGGCCCGGAGCGCTGGGCAGGAGACAACCCACTGGCGACAGAACTCGACCGCCGCCTCGGCGTCGAGGGTCGCCTCATCGATTACGCAGATGACCTGCCGGTCCACAATCCCGGATTGCCCCCAATGGTCGAAGAGCCTCACGGCCTCGATCGAGTCCATGCCGACCTTGAATGGGTTCCCCCATGGGGAATCAGGCCAGCCGGCGCGGGGGACGCGGCGGCCGACGTAGATGAAATCCGGGTCAGCCTCGAGTTCCGCCCGCTTTCGGCCCCGGACGTTGATGACGGTCGTCATCGAACAGACTCCTTGGCGGGGAACAGCTTGGGGTGGTTGAGCGCGGCGACCGGCCCATGCAGCCTTGCCACCAGCGCGGGTGAGGGGATCCAGAGTCCCTGGCTGCCCGAGTAGGGGATGGCCGGGATGAGCCGGTGGACGTCGATCAGCCGCCAGCCATACCGGCCGGTCGTCAGGTCGCCGAAGACCTGATCCATTGCGGGGAAGTGGGACGGCCCACGCGAGAGCACGCAGCCGTCCAGTCGGGCCAGGCAAACGACCTTGCCCAGCATCACCCGGAAGTCGAGGTCATGCCCCGATGCCCTCAGGGCGGCAGCGGCCCGGCGGCAGTTGGCGATGACCTCCGAGTCCCATTTCTTGCCCGCATGGATCAGCAGCGGGCCGCGGTACTTCGTCGCCCAGGACCTCGTCTCGTAGGTCTTCACGCCCAGGGCGATCAGCGAGGCATAGGGTTGATGCAGAGTGATCCCGCGCACGGCTCAGGTCCTCTGGCAAAAGAGATACGCGGCACGGGATCGTGACTCCCGCGCCGCGTCCGGTCTTCAGGCCGCGATCAGGGCTTGCCCTGGTAGCAGGGGATCCCGTCATGCAGCCCCGCCTTGAGCCGCTCGCCGATCGACTCGACGGCGATCTGACGCACGCGTTCGATCTCGTCGGGGAGGGGGATCAGCTCGAAGGTCCCCATTCCGGGGTCGATCTCAACGGCGCAGGAGATGCCCAGCCGCTCCGTCTCGCCAGGGGTGGAGTAGACGGGCACGCCCAGGGTGACGACCTCGGGGATCTCGCCGGCCTCAGATGCGACCTTGGCGTTGATGGTTCGGCCCATCGACTCGTCGGCCCGGCCGATGCGGCTCGAGGCCACCTGGCCATTCTCGATCCGCAGGTTCTTGAGCTTCTCGAGCAGCACACTGGGAGCGAGCGTCCCGGCCAGGTCCACCCGCAGCAGCCGCATGAACTGCTTGTGGTTGAACGTCTGACGATCCTCATCCAGGGAATTCAGACGGTAGAAGACATCCGAGGTCGCCAGGGTCAATCTGGCCGTCTCGAGCCGATGGCCAGCGTCGTCGATGACCAGCACGACCTGCTCAGCGTCATACCAGACGACCGGGGACAGGTCCGTATCATCGCCCTCAGCCGCAGCCTCATCCCTGAAGCGATTGGCCAGGCTGATGATCTGCTCGAGCGTGTCGACGACATGGCGGCGCGGCTCGGGCGCCTTGTCATGCTCGCTGATCGTGCCGCCGATCGCATACCGCAACGTCCTGGGGGAGGACTCCAGCTTGACGGGATGCTCGGCCTTGGTGGCGAGGCCGGCAATGAAAGCCAGGGCTTCGGAAATCATGAACAGGCTCCAAAATCATCAGGAATGGATCAGGCCAGGGGAAACCGGGGAAACTGGCATGGAGCCGGCGCGGAGCCGGCGCGGGATCAGTCGTTGTCGGGCAGGTCGAGCGTCCCCTGATCGACCGCATCGGGCGACTCGGGGTTGAAGACGAGCAGGCCGTTCATCCGGGCGCCGAGGCTCAGGACCTTGGTCTTGTGCGCGGGAACCTTGCTCTTGACCTGACACTGAGCCTGGACCTCGTAGCAGTCGCCCGACTCATCCAGGACAGGGACCAGCCCGATCTCGAGGACGACCATCCGGGTCTTGCCATCGCCGGGCCGGTCGGTGCAGTCCTCGGCAGCCCGCTTCAAGTGCATCCGGAATGCCTCGGCAACCTTGCCATGGTCCAGTTTGCTCAGGGTGGCTAACTCCAGCTTCTCAAGCACGATGCGACTCCCTCGGTGGGTTGCTCAGCCGTGCATCGCCAGCGCCACCGCGGCGCCGGCGACCTCGGCCACGATGCGGATCAATCGCCACTTGCTCATCGGATCAACTCACGGGCTGGGGGAACTCGCTCCAGAGCATGCCGTCCAGCATCCGGCCGGCGTCCTTCTTGTCCATGCGGCGCACGACGGCGGCCCCGTCGCCGTTGGCCCCGATCTCGCTGATGTCGGGGAGCACGCGGCCGTCGGGCAGGACCGCCGCGGCCGGGTGTGCGTCGCGGGAATTGATGGCATCCTTCAGGAACGGATGCCCCTGGCCGTCGGGCCGCCAGCAGCCCCATTGCTTGAAGAAAAAGGCGACCCCTTGCGCCAGGCACTGGTCGCGGATCGAGCGGACCCAATCGGGGTGCATGGGCCGCGCGCCCGGGCCGCTCTCGCCCCCGACGATGACCCAGTGGATCCCCGTCAGGTCGATCTCGCCGAGGTCTTCCAGCAGCGGCTCGACCGAGAGGAACCGGATCTGGGCGGGGATCTTGCGGAGCACGTCCACGCGGGGCAGGCCGTGCTTGCGGTCCTCGACCGAGGTCCCGAGCCGGACGTTCGCGGGGGCGTCGCCGTGGTGCCAGGCGTCGAGCCAGCGGCAATCTTCGCCCTCGCCGTCGACCCAATGGGCGGCGGCCCGGAGATGATGCAGGACGTTCTCCGGCCGCTTCGTCAGCACCAGCCAGTCCAGCGAGGGCGTCCGCCGGATCAACTGGAAGAGCTTCGCCCTGGCAGTATCCAGGGTCGCGCCCACCGAGCCGTCGATGGCCGAAGCGTTCACGTCCACGTAACTGAAGAGGCGTTCGCCCTTCACGTCGTGGAGCGGCCCCCGCCAATCCTCGAACACATCAGCCAGGCTGGCACAGAACACGCGATGCCGCCGGCCCGCCTCGGCCGCGGCCTTGTCCCAGGCGAGCGGCTCGCGCCACTTCGCGTCGGCCGCGACGACGCGCGTCCCGTTCGGGCCCCAGACGCCGAGCAGCTTCGGGTTGCGTTTGCTCTGCGTGTCGGCGTAGCAGTTGGCACAGCCGGGGCTGACCTTCGTACAGCCCCGCCAGGGGTTGAACGTGTGGTCGGTCCATTCGATCTTCGAGTTAGCGCCCACTCTTCGCCCTCGCTTCCGCCATGCGGCGGTGTCGGTTGATCTCGGCGGCATCCCGCGTGTACGTCACGCGGCCGGTGCCGACGTCGAGCGTCGCGTAATCCAGGTCATCAGGGCGAGCCATCCGGAATCGCGGCTCGACATAGCACGCCGCGCAATGGACCGGGAAGGTCGTCGTCCCGTCACCCCTCAGGATCAGCACGAATCCGGTCGAGCCGCACGAGCAGGGCCGGATCGTCTCCCGGGGGATCCCCACGCGAGCCACCGGGTCATAGATCCAGCACTCGGGGTCGAACAACGCCGCGGGGTCGCTCTTGGCTCGCGGCATCGGGGGCTGGCTCAGCAGCGCGGGCATGGTCGCTCGCCTCACTCCGGATGGGTCGCGGTCCTGGCATCCGCGTGCATGAATTCTTATCTGATCCCAATCCAGAATTCAATCCCGGATCGGGATTTTTCTCAGAATTGGGAGGGGTCGATCTCGGGCCGGGACGGGTCCACGTCGGAAACCCAGGGCTCGAACCGCCCCTGGTCCTTGAAGAACCTCAGGTCGACGGAGCCGACCGCGCCGTTGCGGTTCTTCGCCACGATCAGCTCGCAGTAACCCGGCTTGTCGCTGGGGTCGTAGTAATCAGGCCGGTGCATCAGGAGCACCACGTCGGCATCCTGCTCGATGGCCCCGGACTCGCGGAGGTCGGACATCCGCGGTTTCTTGTCCTGTCGCTGCTCGTTGGATCGGTTGAGCTGGCTGAGGCAGACGACCGCGATGCCCAGCTCACGGGCGATCCGCTTCAGGCCACGGCTGATCGAGGCCACCTCTTCCTGGCGGGACTCTCCCTCGCTGGGGGTCACGAGTTGCAGATAGTCCACGATCAGCAGCTTGAGCCCGGCACGAGCCTTCCATCGCCGCGTCAGGGCCGTGATCTGGAGCGTCGACAGCGCGGGGGAGTCGTCAATCATGGCGGGGGCGTTGGCCCAGTCCGTATCCGCCTTGAGCAGCCGGCCCCACTCGTCCGTCGTGATTGAATCAAAATCCTTGAACTTGTAATTCGGGACGCCTGACCGGCAAACCGCCAGCCGCTCGCCGATCTCATTGCTGCTCATCTCAAGGCTCACGAATAGGGCCGGCTCGCGCCGGACCAGCGTGCAGTACTCGAAAACGTTCAGGCCGAGCTGGGTCTTGCCCATGCTGGGCCGCGCGGCCAGGATCACGAGTTGGCCGGGCTGAAACCCGTCAGTCATCCGGTCCAGGGCATCCAGGCCGCAGGAGATCCCCGATGGGCCGCGGCGGCGCCGCTCCAGCCGGGCCAGGGCGCCGGAGACGGCGACCTTGGCCTGATGCGTGCTCTCCTGGGTCCGGCTCTCGGCGATCGCGAAGACGGCCGTTTCTGCCCGTTCCAGGAGGTCATCGGCGGTGTGGGTCTGGCTGGCGATGTCGCCCTGGATCGATCGGGTCGCATGGGCCAGTTGGCGGGCGACCGACTTTTCCCGGACGACCTCGGCGTAGTGCTTCGCGTTGGCGGAATGGGGGACCGCGCCGAGGATCTGGGACAGCCCGAAGTCACCCCCGATGTCGTCGAACTTGCCCGCCCGCTTCAACTCGTCCCCGACCGTGATCGGGTCGATCGCCCTGGCGGTCTGGTACAGGTCCAGGATCACCTGCCAGCACTCGCCCCGCGCGGCCCCGAAAAAATCCTCGGGCTTGAGCAGGCCCGCGACGTCATTCAGGACCTCGGGATCGAGCAGGACCGAGCCGAGGACCCCATTCTCAGCCTCGACCGAGTGCGGCCAGAGCCGGAGGGATTCCTGGACATCTGGGGCATCGGGGATCCGTCCCCCCTGGCCGTTCCGGGCTGGGGTGCGGCTCATTGCGCCTCCCTGGCCACGGCCACAGGTCCATGGCCGGCTTCCCACGCTTTCCGGAGGGGATGGTTCGGCGCGAGTTTGGCCATGCGTTCCGCGATCGGGATCCCGGCGTCAGGATCGACTAGCCGATGCCCCGGCAGGGGGGCATACCGGGCCTTCTGACTGGGGGTCAGCGGCTCGCGCTGGGGGATCGGCTCATGGACCTTCACCGGGGCCGGCGCCGGCCGGGGTAGCGCGGGTTCATCGCCCGGTTGCCAGTCTGAGGCGATCTTGCCGAGATAGCCGAGCGAGCGAGGCCGCAGCCCCTTCGTCTGGCACCGCTGGATCGCCCAGCGCCAGGCCCGCGAGTCATAGCGGCCGCGATTGCGGAGGTAATCCGCACAGAGCCGGCGGTGGCCGAAGGCCCGCCAGAGCTCGTCGTAGATCGCCCGGACCTGCTCGACCGGCGGCTTGAACGGGTACTCAGGTCCATCCAGGGCATACCCGCCATCGGCCGGGAAGGGAGGCAGCCCGAGCCCGGAGTCGCCGAAGTCCTCCGGCTCATCGACGCAGATCATCCCCCCCGTGGGGGCCGTCGTCTCGCGCGCCCGCGGAGCGAGAGACTCTGTTTCTGCCTCTGACTCTGTATCTGGGGGCGTTTCATCGCGTTTCACTAGCGTTTCATCGCGTTTCACTGGCGTTTCACTTGTTTCACCTGTTTCATGTTGACGCAACCTCTTGGCTTCACGATGTTTGCGAACTCGATCCGTCGAGGTCTTACCGTTTCCTGAAACGCCCTGAAACTGTCTCTTCTGGAAATTGATGAAGCAAATCGAGGCCTCGGAAACGCTGATGAAACGCAATGAAACGCAATGAAACGTTTCCAGTGTTTCCAGCGTTTCCTTGAGAAGATCAACGTCCCCGCCGGCGACCTCGAGGGCCATCAGTTTGACATTCATCGATGCGATGGTGCCGCGATCAGGCTGCTCGGAAGCCAGGCACAGCAGGTTGAACCAGACACGGAACTGCGCGTCGGTCAGATGACGCAGCTTGGCGTCATTGCGAGCCTCGTGATAGAGCCGGAACCAGGGGAGAGCCATCAACGTCCCTCCTGCTTGGCGAGCGATTTCATGACCTTGAGGTCATTGATGATCTCGGTGTAGAGCGTAAACCACTTCATCGGTGGGGTGCCTGTGGGCGCACGGCGATCGGCCCGGCGCGGGGTCGGCGGCCGGCAGGGTTCAGATGGGGAGATCAAGCCCGGCCCGCCTCGTCGCGGGCCGGGCACCCGTCAGGCCTCAGCGCTCAGTAGGTGCCATCCTCGCCGTGGGCTTCCTCATACCCGCCGGCCTGGACCGACTGGAGCTTGCGGACCGCCTCGGCATGGGCCAGGGCGACCTGCTCGGCATCCCAGTCCACCATCCGGCCGGGGAAGTCCTGCAACTTGGCCCAGCCGTTGAGGTACTTGAGCAGACCGACCGAGTGACGCTGCTCTTGTTCCTTGGTCCAGGCGAACAAGGCCTTGCCCGAGCGGGGCGGCCCGGAGTACCCACCGCCGTTCCCATTGCCGCGCGGCGCGTGGTCGCGCGGCTCCTCACGGTGGCTGTCACGCGGCGGCTGCGGCTGACTGCGGGCCGGCTCGTCGCGGACCTCGCCGTGCTCACCCTGGGCATAGTCCGGGACGCCGTCGCGGTAGAGGTACCGGCCGATCCCGAACTTGACACAGGCCCGCTTGAAGCTGTCCGAGTACCCGGACTTGTCGTCATCACCCGAGTCGGACATGCCAGCGAACCCGCCCGCATCTTCCTTGGCCAGCCACTCGCCGCTGTTGAGGCGGATCTCGAGGCGGCAGACGATCGAGTTTTCGCCCCCCGAGCGGTAGGAGTCGCGCCAGTTCTCAGGGCCGAGCACGGTATCGAGCCGGTTCATCGCCGTCCGCGCGGTGATGTAGGAGAGCTGGCGGCCACCCTGGGTACGCGTCTTGACCTCACCCGCCAAAAAAGGGGCAGCCAGCGCCGCGAAGATGTCAGGAGTCTGGGTCACGGTCCAGTCCTTTCCTCGGTTGATCCCGGATCAAGGTTTTTAGGCGGATCCGGAAAAATGGGAATTTTTCTTGCCTTCCGGCATCACGGGTGCATATAGAATGGTTGCGCGGTGATCACCGAATCGCCACGGCCGGGGCGTCAGCCCCCTCGGACCGGGCCTGGACCTCGTTGGCGAGGTCATGCACTCCAGAGGCGAACAGGTCCCAGAGCGTTTGCAACTCCTCGGCATGGCCCTGCGCGATCAGCGCACTGGCCAGGTCGTAGACCTCGAACGTCGTCTTCAAACGCTCGATGGCCGCCGCGTCGAACAGCTTGCAGTTACTCGCCCCATGCCGCTGGATGCCGCAGATCCGCGTCAGGATCTCGACCTTGAGCTTGGGCTGACGCACCTGATCCGCGACCGTCGAGGTCGTCAGCAACTTCTCGCTCAGATGGCGGGGCGGGGCAGCGATGTTCTCAGGCATCATGGATCTCCGTGGGGGGAGAGCGGGTTGATTCCGTTTTCAATCCCGAACGTAGATCATTCTAGCCCGCTGAAATTCCGGTTTCAATCCCGATGCGGAAAAAATGCGGGTTTTCCAGAAAGCCGGGGGTTACGAAATTGATCGGAACAAGTAGTGTGAGTGTGGCTCCACTGACACCGCCTCTTTCCCGAGACCCCAGTGCTGACATGACGTTAGGTGAAAAGATCACCAGACGGCTCGGTGAGTTGAACAAGAGTCAGAATGACCTGGCCACCTTCATTCACAAGGCGCAGTCGAGGATCTCGAAGTGGGTCCAGGGGACAGGCCACCCCTCACCCGAGGATCTACTTAACATGGCTCGCTTCCTGGGCGTGCCGGTTGAGTATCTCTGCGACCCTCGGGTCGATGACCCGGACGAGATTGCCGGGGTCCAGACCCCGAAGCTAGCCCAGGGGTTGCCGCCCGAGGAACAGTTGTGCTGGGAGGCGATCCGCCGCCTGGGGCCAGATGAATCGCTGCGCCGACTCCTGGGCGCTCCCCTGGTTCCTCCCCCGGCTCAGCCCGCCTCAGCCCCGCAGGAGCTGCCCCCGGTCGGCCAGCCGATCCGGATGCCGGGCCGGCGGATGCCCGAGGCCTCGGCCCGGAACCATGCCGGCAAGGACAAGGGCGGCAGGCATTGAGCTGACGGGCGCATGGCTGGCCGGCGCAAGGCACAAAAAAACCCCGCGCGGGTGTGTCGCGCGGGGTGAGAGGGGGCTGAGGCTCAACGTCAGATCCGGATCAGGCCAGGGCCCGGTGCGCGATCATGAGCGGACCGGCGATGATCGATTGCCAGTTCCCGGATCGGGACTGGGGTAGCTCTGGCCAGAGCTCGGGCGTGGTCACGATCACGTCGCTTTCAAGCACCTCGCCCCCAGGGAGCTGGTGCTTGAACCGGACGTGCTCCATAAACTCAAGGCCCCCGGGGACGCTGGTGGGACTCGAGCACGCAGGCGTCTTCGCCGTCTGGTCGCGGTGCGTTCGCATCAGTTGTGTGTACCAGCGAGAGTAGGATTGGACGTCCCGGTGAGAATGCCGGCCAGGACAGTCAGGAGAGAAGGCAGGGCTGCATTGGCGCAGTCAAGCTAAGCCGATCTTATTAGCTTAAACTTGCTGCGACAAGAGCCTATCATGAGAAAACGAGCGTCCAAGATCCCGGATCAAATCCTTAAACGGGATCAAAGGGCCACATAAACACCTTGGGACTCCCAGATTATCGCGGCCTGCCGGGCCGGTGTGCGTCTGTCCAGTTTCCGCAGCCGGGGCATCAAGGCATTCTAGATCAATAGCGCAACCGGGCCCGACCGCGGGCCTGCCCAATGTCCTGCATGCGGTGCGTCACGGCCCGCATGCAGGACTTTTTTTGAGAAGGCGCGGCCGTTTGAGGTGACATCAATGGTCGGGGATCGACTGTTATGGAATCAGGTTCTAGAGTTCCTTCATCATTTGAACGTCAGGCCCGCGAGGACGGAGAAGGCGAGACTGCTTGATTTAGCGTCCATGTGAGGCTATCGTTACGTCAATGGTGTGCTCTGGCCATGCTACAGACCGAGCCGGGACCGCATCCCGATTTGATGCCCCCGTCCGGAGGTTAGAGCCCGGATGGGGGCTTGTTCTTTACAGGCGGCTTCAATGCGCGAGCAGAAGGGGATCGACTGGCAAGCGATCATTCTGCTGTCGATTTTGGGGACCGCTGTTGTTTGGGGGGCCTTCGCCGCGGCATATCGCCGACAGTTTCCGCGCCGGCCGCTCCCCCTAACCCTGACAATCTTTCACCAAGACGGCCGTGACGCGATGCGCAAATACTTCGCCCGTCGTTTCGGCTGGCCGCCCTACGGTAAGGGGAGTGTGAGATATGTTCCGCCGATCACGTCACCGCCGCCCAGGGTTTACGCTCGTTGAGATCTTGGTGGTTCTCGCGATCATCCTGATTGCGTCGCTTATCGCGCTGCCCCTGATCCGCGACTCACTGACAGGGCGAAGCATAACCGACGCGGCTCAGGTCTTGACGGGGGCGATTGCGGGGGCGAGGGACGCGGCCATCCGCCAGAATGAGCCGCGTGGCCTGCGGCTCATGCCCGACCCTATGCTCACGCTTCCGGCGGTCGGCACGGTCGGTGCCGGCACGCTTCAGCTTGCCTACAACCGACTGATCCCGATTGAGCCAGCCGCCGACTATACCGCCGGCAAGTTCAGTGTCGGCCCCCAGCTACCTCCTGGAGGGGCGACGGCCACCTTTCCTCCGGCCCATCCGATCACCAACGGCGCGACCTATCCGTTTCCCGACTCCAGCACGCCAGCAAACGTGCTCATGATCGAAGAGTCCCCCTTTGTGGGCGGATTCATCACACCGGGCGCCATTCCCAACGAGCCGGTCAACTGGTGGTGGAATGTGAGGGTGGGCGACAAGATCAAGTTCGGCGACACGGGCCGCGCTTACACGGTCGTTGGCCCTTGCACGATCAATCCGAAGGCACCTCTGGCAATCAACCAGGGCAATCTCGAGTGGTTCGTCAATGTCGGCCCTCCTGGCACACCATCGCCTCTGGTCCGGACCTACTACGACTCCGCTGGCAATCCGATCCCCAATCCGCCGACGCCCGAGTTTCTGTTTTTGGTCAACGGAGAGGACGACGACCACGACGGCTATGTCGACCAGGGATGGGATGGATACGACCAGAACGCTGATGGGGTCGTAGACGACGCCCTGGAGTGGACGGAGCGCGAGGACTGGGTGGGACTCAACGTTGGGAATCTCCGCGACTCTGCTCCCTCAGCGTTCAGCCCTTCGCCAGCATGGGCCAACGGCAACGGTAAGTCTCACTTTTGGGATTCCGCCTACTCAATCGAACGACGGCCTGTGCCCACGCCCGGTGGACGTGAGATCCTCCTGCCGGCCGGCGTGGTGATCGACGCGACATCCTGGAACAAACTCCAGGAACGGTCGCGCTTGCCGGTCGACCCTGGATCGCTTTCGGTTGACGTGATGCTCAATCCGAACGGCAGTTACGTGCCCACGACGATGTACTCGTCGGCGACATCGATGAACCCCATTCCGTTCCTGGACTTCTGGCTCGCGGCCCGCGAGGACGTCTACGCGCGCGGAGCCGTCTGGGGGACCACTGCGGGAGTCCCGAACCCGAACCCGGCAAACACGGCGAGCGTGACTTACTACGAGCTGCCGCTGGACGCCGACGCGATGGCGGGCACCACTCCGGGGCCCGGGAATTATCCGCCGGCCACGGCTTCGCCGGCGCCGGTGCTCAAAAATGACCGTCGGCTCGTGACGCTTTTCGCCCGGAGCGGCATGGTCGTGACCAGCACGCTCGACACGGTCCAGGGCGTTTCGCCCCAGCCGAGCGAGGGCTTCAACACGACCGACGTCAATCAGCCGTTCTACAAGGCCCACCTGGGCCAGCGCGAGGTCAAGTAACCTCAACCGGCCCCCACCGCGGTGGGTCGAGCGGGCACTGCTGCTCGGCCCACCCGGCCTTGATCTCCAGGCCCCGCCGTCCGCACCCGCATGCCAGGCAGGCCGGCGCCCCTTCCTCGGTCCGGTAGTGGCCGCATTCGTTCGTCTGGCAAATCGCCAGCCGGGCGTCCCTAACTGCGTCGTCCACGCGATGCATGCCGGTTGCGATGTGCGCCACGACTGCGACAGCGAGCGATGCCGTCCGCGCGATCATCCCAGGCGGTTGGGGATCTACTCCGATCGCCGATCGCTCGACGACATGCCGGACTTTGACCGGATCCTCGCTCTGGGCGAATTCGCACATGTAGCCGAACGCCGCAGTGGTCCCAAGGCACTCCCGATCGGGGACGACGGGGCAATGGTTGCATCGTTGCAATATCATATTAAGGTGCAATCACGATGGTGCCAGTGGCTGGGCATGGGGATGTTTGCCCGAAGCCCGTAATGTCATCCGAGGTTGCCGGGAAAGTGAACGTCCAGGGGAATGGCTCTGTGCACGGGTCGAAGGGGAATGGGATTACTTTGCCGACATCTGCCGCAGGTTGGAATCCACAGGGCCCTCCGATGGTAATCCCCTGCGCCGGCAACCAAGTCTCGGTTCCATTCGGCGGGACGTTCGGCGGACATTCTCCGGCGGCCCAGTTAACAAGCAAGCCGGGGGTTGCTCCATGGCATCCAAGCGAGTAGGCGACTTGAATCGTGTAGGCGCCTGTCCCAGAGCAATCTGGGTAGCATTGATTGCTTGGGTTAACTTTGTAGGCCGGGTTGTAGTTCCAGTTCTGGCTATTTGTGTAGCTTGAACCGGCATTGAGAGCGACCGTGCCCTGGGAAGTTGTCGCATAGAGCGTAGCGGGCAGAATCCTGTTGTTGCAGCAACAACTCCCTGTCAGACCTAGGCTATAGTCGACATTGACGGTGAGGGCTTGCCCGCATGAGATTGAGCCACTACCCGACGCCGGCCCTCCCAGCCCCGGACCTGGATCGTAGGTGTAGGTGTAGGCCCCCGGCACCAAGATCCCGGCAACGAATGTGCCGGACGCATCGGTGCTGCCGCTGATCACGGTGCCGTCTGATTCCGTCACGCTGACCGGGACGCCAGACAGAGCCGTACCCTGACAGCCCTTAATGTGGAAGGTAAGCGATGTTGTACCGGGATTGCAGCCGCCCGACCGCCCCGGCGTCACCCAGCGATAGTCGACGAAGACGAACGCGGCAACGTCGTTCTGGGACGCTGTCCCCTGGACCAGCACGCCCTTGCGCGTCGCCGCGGTATTGATGCTCGAGGTCGACGCGCCCCCCTCCATCTCGGAGCCGGTCAGGACGACGGGCTGCCAGGAGAGGAACTTACCAACCCCGATCGTCCCGCTCGCCGTCGTGATCTTGCCGAGCACGCGCGGCGCGCCATCGAGCGAGGAACTGGGCAGGATCAGCTTGCGGTTGTTGCGGTCGTCCCGGGCGATGTCCAGGCTCATCGGCGCGGCCTCGTCATGGATACCTAAACACATAACGATCTGATACAAATTCGATAATGACGGGTGTCCCGCTGGGCGGCACGGATGAGCCCAGGTTGAACGCCATGACGCTCTTGCCAGTGCTCGTGTAGGTGGCCGCCCCGCCCTCGGTCTCGGCCCCGGTCACGGTCTGGATTGTGCACCAGAAAAAGGCCCCGGCCACGGTCGGATAGGTCGTCTTCGTCGCCGTCTTCGCAATGAACGTCACGCCGGCCTGGGGAATGCTCCCATCGAAGCCCGAGATGTCGTCCCGCTGGCCGTCGTCGTCGTCGCGCAGCCGCTCATATTCGGAATAGCCGTCGCTCACAGTTCCCTCGATCCATTGGGGTTCTGGATGAATCCCGCGCGGGGGTCGAGCGGGGCCGTCCGCCGCCGCATGGGCTGCGTGTAGCGGCTCGAGCGCGTCCCCAGCCGTTTGACGTGGGCGTGGTTCATACCCCGGTCGCTGAGCGTCAGGTACGTCTTCTGGCCGTCCGAGAAGTCGTGCCGCACTGAGACGACCATCGGGTAAACCGGCATCACGCCCGAGCCGCCCCCGTCGGTTCGCAGATTCAGGTTCCGGCCCTCGATTTGGTCGATCCGATCGCCGATCTCGTAGTACCGGGTGAAGTAGGGGATCTCGACCTCAGCCTCGAAGACACCCGCTTCCTTGCTCTGCCGCACCGAGATCGCCTCGGCCGTCAGATAGTCCTGATCGTTGAGCACGGTCTTCGTGGTCGAGGCATTGTTGTCCGGCTGCGTGTAGGCGGCGATGATTTTGGTCGCCAGGCGATCCCGCGCATCAACCCGCTCATCGATCTCCCAGGAGATCGGGCTGGAGTCCTGCCGCTCGGCCGTGTAGCTGGCGACCTGATCCGACTCCACGACGCAGGTCAACATCAAAAAGAACTTGGGATTCTGCGCGTCCGGGGCCGCCATGCACTGCACGGCCTTGACCACGCCGTCAGGAAAGGCCGCGTTCGTATCGGTCGAGCTGCCGATGTGCCACTTGTTCGGGTCCTGGACGTTGACCCGCACGCCGATCTGGTCGGTCAGGAGCGCGGCGCCCCCCTCGACGTGCTGCCAGTGCCCGGTCCCGTCCCAGAGACCTGGCACGGTCCCGGCATAATCCGTGGAGATGTCCAGCCGCCACTTCAGCGGCCTGCCGTTGGTATCGGTGCTGAACAGGTCGCCGATGGGCTGGCGACGACGCTTGACATACTTCCCCGAGCCGAACAGGGAGTCCAGGCTCGGCACGGTCGTCAGCTTGGCCGTGGTCCCGGCGTGATAGTGCCCCTCGCCCGTCTCATCAAAAATAAACTTGCGATACTTGTTGAAGTTATCACTAGTAGTAAAGGCCGGGTCACTCGACTTGAAGGCGGCCAGGGCGGTAGCCGAGGCTGCGTCGCTCGAGCTGCTCGGGAACGCGCAGTCGAGGACGAAGGATGCCTGGTACCGCTCAAGGCCCCCCTCGGTGATGACCTTGTTCACGACGCCTGAGATGTCCCGCTCCATCTGGGCCGCGCCGATGTTGTTCTTCGCCGCGTCGAAGGCCGAGCCGCGTGCGTCCAAGTAGATGGACTTCACGTCGCCGGCCTGGCTGTAGAAGAGGTCCAGGGCCGTCGATGGGTCGCCCGAGCCCGTCGTGGTCAGCCTCCAGGCCATGCCGAACCCATAGTCCTCAGTCAGCCGTCGGATGGCGGTCGGCCAGCGCGAGCCGGTCAAGGGCGGGTCGGGGGCCGCGATGTCCTTGGCCGTGTAGGTCGAGGCATCGTTGGGGTCGAGTTGCACGCCGGTGATCGGCTCGCGCGAGACCAGGACCTTGTCGATTTGCCCGCCCACGGGGTTCTTGACGTAGGTCTGGTCGGCGTTCTCGCGGAACAGGAGATACCGGGCGATCATGGCCAGCGTCCAGCGCCGCTGGGGCGGGTCGGTCGCCGGCGGCACGGTCGGCAGCAGCGGGTCCAGAAACGTCGGGTACTGGTAGGGGAATTCCCCCGCATCGGCGTCCTTGGGCGTCGCGTTCGGCTTGCCCCGCGGGTTGCACCGGGCGATCAGGTCGGTCTGCACGTCCGAGACCGTCGTCGGCGCATCGGCATTGCGCATGTAGGCCCCGCGGATCGTCGTGTCGAACGCACGCTTGGCCACGCCCACGGCATGTAGGGCCACGCCCTCGGCGTCGCCCGAGATGGCCGATCCCCAACCGAGCGGGTAGCCGTCGAAGAACCATTCTGTCGAGCCATCCGGCTTCATCACCTGGACGCAGAGCCGGTCCCCGACCTCGACCACATAGGGGCCGGTGTAGCTGGTGGACAGCGCCTGCTCGAACGCGTAGGGGCCGCCAGCTCGCGGGTCCATCACGTAGCGGAAGACGGCCGAACCGGGGTCTGGCCCCTCATGCTGCTCGGTCGTCAGGCAGACGATATTGGGGAGGTACGTGTAGGACCCCGGCCCGTTGTAGCGGAACACCTTGATCGGCAGCGCCGCGCGGGCCGGGGGGATCGCGACGTTGTCCCACTTGTACGGGTCGTTGATCGGCATGATTGCGGCCCCGGATCGGATCAGGCGTTGCTGTTGGAGCGGACCTGCAAGGTGCAGCTCGACCCGCTCGCGTTCGTCACGCGGATCGTCGAGACGTCGACCGTGAACGGGCAAGCGAAATAGCCCTGGCTGTCCCAGACGAGCGGGTCATTCGCCAGGATCGAGATCGTCTTGTCCGGCGCGACGCCGGTGGTCGTGCTGGCGAACGAGGACGAGCCGCCGGTCAGCGTGTCCGTCGTCGTCATGGTCGCGATCGGCTGGACGGCGTTGGCCCCCTGGAAGGTCGCGACGACCGGGGTCCCGGGCAGCGGCCCGCCCGTGCAGGCCACGCCCCCCGTGCCGATCGTGCTCATCGCCTCGAGCGCGGCCTGGACCGCCGCGGCCGTCGCGTTGTAGGCGATGGCGGCTGAGGTCGCGGCCCCGAGCGTGATGGTGAACGTGCCGGCAGTCGGCGGCCCCGTCATCGAGAGCGTCTGGGCGGCGTTCGTGCCGCCGGCGTAGAGCGTCACAGCCTGGTCGCAGAGGATGATAAGTGAGTTCAGCTTGGCGACGACCAGCGAGAGCGAGGCGGGCGAGCGCTGCGCGCCGTTGGCGACGGCGAAGTCCAGCGCGCCGCCGGCGTCGCCGACGATCGTCCGCGTGACGCTGAGCTGGCCGTTGTCGCGGACCCATTTGTATGTGAATTGATCCTTGACACTCATCGCGGGATGGCTCCGATCAGGCGTCGATGTGAAGGAAGGATGCGACGTAGGGCCGGCTGAAGTAGGTCCCCGGGCCGGGACGGGTCTCGCCATCCGGCTTGAACCGCTCCAGGATCACGTCGACCCAGACGGTCCCGTCCGGGTCGACCAGGACGTAGGCCCCGCCGTCGAGGGCGTAATTGCGGAAAACCTGGAAGAGCGCGGCCAGCGCCGGCTCGGACGGGGCAACAAGCAGCCCGCGGGCGGCCGTGCGGCCGCCCCGGGACCCGAGGGTGAGGACCTCCAGGCCGTTGATCCCCGGGTAGGCGTTGATCTGGCGGGCGATCTCGTTGGGCTCGGTCTCCATGATGCAGACCGGCCCCAGCGAGATGCCGTCGAATGAGGCATCGGTCACGGCCATCGGCGTGGTCTCCGGGGCGGCTCGGCTTCGCGTGGCGGGGATGGCCGGGGGGGAGGGATGGGCGGCGGTCAGACAGCCACGGCGAAGGTCAGAGGGTCAGTCTGGCCGTCGGATGCGTACGCCATCAGGCTGATCTTGCCCGTGGCGAACTTGCCCGTTGACCCCTGGTTCGGCTGCTGGACGACCTTGCACGGGGTCAACGTGAAGGTTAGCGCGCCGGTCCCGATGCCGTTCTTGGCGTCGCGGAGCGTGGTCGTGAACGTCCCGTCCGTGTCGAGCGGCACCGTCAGCAGCTTGTTCACATCGCCGCCCGAGACGGTGACGTTGCGGCTGTACTTCGGCACGAGCACCAGCCGCGGGAACCGCGAGCCGTTGGCATACCAGGCCTCGGGCTCGCCCCCCAGGTCCCAGTCGATGTCGGTGACCTCGTTGAGCGCGATCGCGGTCCCCGATGGAAGCGGCGTCCAGGTCGTCGAGACGTAGGACATAAAGAGATTCGTTGCAGCCATTGAAGCCATCTCCCTCGATGGTGGTTAGCGGATCGTCGCGAACGCGTGATCGAACAACTCGCCCAGCGCGGCGAGCGCGAGATCGTTGAAGTCGTAGAACGGGCGGGGCGGCCGGTTCTGCCCGGAATGGCCTTCCTGGAACCACTCGGCGAGCAACCTCGCTTCCTCGTCCACCCCGTATTGCTGGATCATCTCGTTGGACGAGATTTGCAGGGTGCCCCGGAGTTGCTGCGGATCCTTCATGTGCAAATGCAATTCCCCGATCTTGCGACCGGGGAAGTGCGTGTCTTTCCACTTCTTGTATCGATCCGAGAGTTCAAGCCACGGGTTGTTGTCGGGACCAACCTCGGCATCCATGTACTCGAAGATCGCGGCTGCTGTGGTCTCGGCCGCCTGATCACCCAGACCGTCCCGGTCAAAGTCAAAAACGTGCTCGGCCTGCTCGATGTCAGCGAGGATCCGGGCCATCTGGCGTGACGGCATCAGTCTTCTCCTGGGCCGGCTTCGGCGCGGGCTTCGGCGGCGGTAGCATGGAGAGCAGAGCCGCCCGCTGGGCCATCGCCGAGGCCGAGTCGATGTAATCGCCCTGGGGAACCGCCCGGCCCGTCCTGACGAGCTGGTGCAGGACCTCTGGGAATAGGTGGGGCGGGACGCTCGACGGCTCGATGCCGTTGGCATATAGCGCCGACAGTGCCCACGACGTGTAGGTGCGGCGGGGCCGCTCGGGGCCGAAGAGCGACTCGAGCACGGCCGCCGACAGCGTCGAGGTCTCCGCGCCGGCCAGCAGCGTTCTCAGCTCCTCATCACGGAGGTCGTAATTGGCCAGCAGCAGCACCCAGGCGGCCTGAATGACGGCGCCGACGCGGAACGTCTGCGAGATCGTCACGTCATCGTAGATCTCGTCGGCCAGGGCCAGCAGCGCCGGCTTGAGCCCGCCATGAGCGAGGACCCAGGTTCGGCCGTCCGCGAGCACGGCGGGGACGCCCTGGGGGTTGGTGACGCGGCGGCGCGACTCGGGCGAGCAGCCCGCCGCGAGGGCTTCGGGTGCGGTCATGATTCATGTCCCTGGGTTAGCCGCCGATCCGCCGCGGGCCGCCGGGGACCGGGGCAGGGCCGAGCGGGGCAAGTGGGGCCGGCGCGGGTGCGCCGCCGCCGACCTTGTCATTGATCTGCTTGAGGACCCTGAGCTGCTCGGCCTGGATCTGCTTCAGGGCAGGGTCGCCGGCGCCCCCGGCCGCGCCCGGCGCCACGATCCCGTTGGCCACATCCACGCCGCCCGGGTTGCCGGCTGCGGCGATGGCCTGGACGCGACGCTGAGCCTTGGCCCGGACCTCGCCGCGGCCCAGGGGGTCGGCGGTCGGGTCCTTCGCCATGACGGCCTTGTATGCCCCCTCGAACGCCTGGGCCCGCGCCTCGTAGGCCCCCGAGTTCAGCCCGGGGAATTGCGCATCGATGTCGATCCCGAGCCGCTTCGCCTCGCGGCGCAGGGTCGGGATCGAGCCGAATTGCTCGTGCCGCTCCCGGGCATCCTGGAACCCGCTCACGCCGCTCAGGGCATAGGTGACGGGCGAGAATGCCCCCAGCACGATGGAGCGGCCGGCCGTGTTGTAGTCCTGGTCACCGAGCCGCATCCGCTCCTCGGCCAACTTGTTCGCGGCCTCGAACAGCTCGACCCGCCGGCCCTCGGTCTTGTCCCCGACCGTCCGGGCTGCCTCGACCTCGGCATTGAGGAACCCCCGGTCGCTCGCGCGGAACGCGGCGTTCTCGGCCATGATCTGCTTGCCGAAGGCGTTCGCGCCGCCGCCCCGCGCTGCCGCCAGCCGCTGGTCCAGCACATCCGTGACCTTCAGCCCGGCGACGACCGCCTCGCGGGTCGCCTGGGAGCCGATCTTGTTCCGGGCCAGCCACGAGAGCGGGTCGCGTTCGCCCTGTTGCTTGAGGTACTTCCCGAGCTGTGAGAGTTTGGCCGGGTCGTCCATCTCGCGGGAGATGCCAGCCGCCTGGAGGACTTTCTGCTGGTCCTCGTCGGTCGTGTTCAGCGTGCGGCTGATCTGGATCATCCGCTGGTGGGCCTGGTCTGCCGTGCCTGTGCCCAGCGACAGCGCCCCCAGATAGATGCCCGCCTCGCCGAAGGACCGCACGCGGCCGGGCGCTGACGGGGCGAGCCCTTCCAGGCCCATCTCCTGCGCGAACTCGGCGTTGTCGTTGGGGTCGACCAGTTTCGCAGCGGCCTTGTTCAGCGCGCGGACGCCGCGGTTGTAATCGAGCTTGCCCTGGCTCAGCCCGGACAGCGCCATGCCATACTGGTTCATGGCGTCTTCGGTCGTCGTGAACGTGTGGAACAGGCCGGCTGTGCCGATCGCCTCGCCGGCCGCCCCCTCGTCCAGCCCGAACCGCCGGGCCGTGATCCCGGCCTCGACCTGCACGCTCCGCTCGAGCTGCTCGGCCGAGCCCTGGGCCGGCTGGTAATGCCCCTTGGCCCGGATCGTCGGGCCGATGTTCTCGTAGCTGCGGGCGAACTCCTCGGCCTTTTCCGGGGTCGTGCCCATCTCCAGAGCGAGCTGCAAAACCTCGGCGTAGGTCTTGTCGGTAGGGCCGGATTCCCCCTTGATGTTCGACAGCTCGCGGAGCCGGTCGCGGAACTCGGCCGACTCGCCCGCGAGCTTGTGCCAGCGGTCCTCGATCTCCTTCGAGGCTTCCATGATCGCGTGGAAGGCCTGGCGGATCAGCGTGAACGCGGCCAGCGATCCGGCGATCGAGTCGACCGATCCCTTCAGCCCCTTGACGCTCTGGTTGATCTGCTTGGCCGACGCGGCGACGCCGGCGAGGCCGCCGTTGGCGGCCGCGGCCTGGGCCGACAGGTTGCCGATCTGGCCGGCCGTGGTCTGGCTGGCCGCGCCGGCGCGGGCGATAGCCGAGCGGACGGCATTGGCCTGGCGTGCCAGTGACTTGAGCTGAGCCTCGAGAATTGCTGCAGCGCGGGCCGAGGGGCCAACCGCCTGGGCGCCGCCGGTGGCATAGCCATTCAGCTTGCTCCGGGCATTGGTGGCGGCAATCTCAACCTTGGAAAGTGCCTGTGCCAGTTGCAGGGCTGACTTGGCCGCCTGCTGCGCTGATCGCGAGGACCCACTGGCGTAGGTCTTCAGCTTACCCTGGACCTGGGTGCAAAGCTGATCGAGTAACTGGAGCGACTGGACGAGTTGCTGATTCTTGCTCAGCAGGTCCGAGTTGTCACCCCTGTAGATCAGTTGATAAATCTTGTCCGGCATCGGTTACGCGCTCCGGTGGCACTGGGCCAGGAAGACGAGATCCACCGACCGGAGCAACGTCCCGTCCGGCGCGCGGCCCGCGCTTTTGTTCTCGGTGCGGTTGACCCGCTTCAGGGCCGTTGACCAGCCGCCGGTCCAGTCCAGACCGGTGCCGGTCAGGAATGCAGTCTCGATCAGGTCCGCGACCGGCCGGGCCAACTCGAGCTTGCCTGCCCAGACCCGCACCCGGATCTTGGCATCGTCGATGTTCGAGCTGGAGGTCTGGAGGCTCAGCGTGCCGTCATGCTGAACCGCGGTCACGTAGGGGAATGCCGCAACCGCCGCCCCCTCGTTGACATGCCAGCCCCCCGGAGCGGCCGCGACCAGATTCGTCGACCCGTTGAACAGGTCCTTGAGCGCCCCGAGCAGGCTGGCGGCCATCATGGAACCTCACGCTTGCGACTGGGGCGGCGGGACCATGATGGCCCCGGTCTGAATCTCACGGACGAGGAACAGGATGAAGGCGCCGAGCAGGTGCCCGAAGCACCCGATCAGGAAGCCTAGCAACCCTGGATACTTGACCCACCTGGGCCAGCGGATCACCCTGGCCTCGTGGACCGAGAACATGATGGCCAGGACCCAGAGCACGATGCCGAGAATCATGTAGGCCTCCCTGTTGATGGGTGCGTCACATCACGTATTCGATCGCATCAGCGACCCAGTGATGCGACATCTGATGCGCATTCCGGCACCGGCCGATGATGTAGCCATAGCGACCGGCCCCATTGTCCGGGTCGATGAGCTTCAGCCGATGACGCTGATCGAGGACGACTGACTGCCCGAACAGGACCCGCCAGGATAGAGTTCCGCCCCGGCGGTCGCCCATGGTCGGATCCTTGGGACGCTTGATGACGACGCGGCATGGGAGCAGACCCAGCCCGAGCATGGGTTGCCAGTTTTCGATCTTGTCCCCATCCTCGTCCGTCTGCACTCCCGAGGCATTCGTGTCGATCTCGATGGCCACGATCGCATTGAGACCATCATTGAATTCAGGATCAGTGTTGGCGTTCGGGTCGGCCGAGTACCCCTGGGACAGCACCTTCGTGTTCGGGTCGAGCCCCTGAAGGATGATGCCCATCAGATCAGGCCCTCACGGTGGGGAAGGATGGGGAATCCAACTGGAAGGTCTTGACCGGCGTCACGTTGTCCGGGCCGTAGAGGATGAGTTGCAGCCCCTGGATCTCCCACTTGCCGAATCCCTGGGCGCGAGCCGCATTGAGCGAATCGCCAACCGTCCCGGCCGTGTTGCTGGACGGGACCGGCTGCGTGTGATCGAGCGCCGCGGCGCCGAACGTCGTCCCGTTCCAGTAGCCGGTTCCCATCCCCACGCAGACGTCGGTTGAGGCCGGCGACGCCCCCGCGCGGAGGTACATCCGCCACTTGTAGTTCCCGGGCGGCGAGCCAATGGGGAACTGGCACACGTAGATCCCGCTCGAGGCCGGCGTCTCGGGGGTCTCGGTCGCGTAGCTCACCCACGAGGCCACAGAGAGGGGAATATAAGCCGTGCCGTTCCAGACCGTGTTGTCCGGGGCCTCAATCTGGGTGTCGATGGTCGAGCCCGTGGGGTACGCGAGGACGAGGGTGGTGTCGGTCATCGATTAGGCTCCTCCCGGTTCGGCCATCGCGTCGTGTTCCGCCTGGAGCCCGGCGATCTGGTCGGCCAGATGCTTGCGGCGTTGCTCGCGGGCCAGTTGCTGCCCAAGTTTGGTGCCACCGAGCGTGTCGATCAGGGTCTTCTGATCGTCGATCACCTTGCGGAGTTCGGCGATTTGCGAACGCAGCCCGTCCGCATCAGAGCGGTGGTCGGCCTGGAGTTGCTCCTTCAGTGAGGCCATCGCTTTCGCATGGTTGTCAGTCGCCGCCTGGAGGTTCGAGGCGTGGGTCTGCGCCGCTTCGTCGAGCGCCGCCCCATGCTTGCCGTGGGCGTTCTGCAAGGCCGTCGCGTGCGCGGTCTTCAGGGTGTCGCACTCCTTGCAATGACACTCGTGGAGCGAAGCAACGGCCGCCTCGTGGGCCTGCTCGCGATCGTCGGACCATCGTCGGATCGCCGCGAACAGGAGATCCTTGATGCCCTCGATCGGGCGATAGTTGTCGAGCACGTCCACCACGCTGCCGGCAACCACGCCGTCCACGGTGACGTGGGCAAGATTGATTACTTTGACTTCGGGCATGTCCGCCTCACGGGTTGAAGACGTCACCAGCAACACGCCGGTCGAGCGGCGGCGCGAGCATCTCGACGTAGGGGAACGAACTGAAGCCTCCATCACCCGACTCGATATAGTGTTCGTCGGTGGTGTACGTGAAAGCTGGCGTAGCGTAAGACGAGTCCAGCGTGTGCGCCCAGCGGCCTTGCAATGTGCTCCGCGGCCAGAGACGGGACGCGATGGATCGTCTAACCTTGTGGGCCAATCCGAGGCAAAGACCAACGAGGATTCCGAGACAAAATGCGAATTCGCTCATGAAAACCTCACGGGTTGAAGACCACGACCTTGTAGGTGGCCGAGGCGGGGTCGATCGGCGATCCGGTGATGTTGGCGGCGCACACCGTCACGACGCCCGAGGCGGAAACGCGGGCCGCCACGATCACACCCGCCTCCAGGCCGGAAGGGGGGCCGAGCGATACCATCGCACCGGCGGCCGCGCCGGTGACGGAGATGGTGAGCTCCTGCTGGCCGCCCGCCGCGATCGAGGGGAAATCGAGGATCGCCGAGGCCGGGAGGATCTTGCTCAGGCTCGCCCCACCGCCTACTGAGAGCGAGCCGGCCAGCGTCGTCGAGAGATCACCCTTGAGGGTGGCGACGACCGCTTGCGTGGTCTGGCTGGTCGCAATCTTGATCCGCATGCCCGAGCCGGCCGGAACCGAGGAGCATGACGACTCGATTGAATTCCGCCAGTTGCCGGTTCCGAGGTTGCCCGCGATCTGAGCGCGGAAGACTTCGTTATAGGTCCCGTCCGCACCTGAGTTCGCCGCGTTGACCAGGCCCGAGAATGTCGAATCGGCCGCGACGGTCAGCGTACCACTGCTGGCCAGGTTCGTCGCCGTGAGACTGGTCCCATCAACAGAAAAGACCGTGTTTCCGGCGTTCTGAACCTGAAAAATCTTGTGGCTTGTATGGAGGACGTTTGCGTTGAATGTGAAAACATCAATTTCATCAAGTGCGTCTGACTGAATCGCAACTCCGGCAGGACTCCTGTATCGCATCGCGGAGAACATACTACCGACTTCCAAAGTCGTAGCGTTACCGAAGAGCGAGCGGGTCGGCTGGTTGTCATTTCCAAAGATGATTGTCCCGGACGAGCCAGCGTCCACGTCGCTGACCGTGTGCGATCCGATTGAGACGGTCGGGGAGAGCAACTGGATCACCGAGGCCGCTGCGGTTGCTCCGGCGACGACATTCACGATCGAGAATGACCCGCCAGTTGCTGGGCCTGCGGCGATCGCGAACGAAGAGTCGAATCCAGCCACTACGGGGCCGAGTTCGATACCGAACCGTGTCGCTCCCGATGCCCGGTCGAGGGTGAAGCTCCAGGGCCTGCGCTGGAAGCGGTTGACGCCATCGTTGAACGGCGAGAGGAACTCGACGTAGGCTTCGGCGGTCGTTTTTCCTGACGAAGCTTCGTAATAATAGGTCTCGAGGCCGTAGGCAAAAGACGGCTCACTGTTAAGACCAGGGTCCGCAAAATCACGGTTTGGATTATATCCAATAAACAGACCTGGATCCCAGATCAGCGAAGATCCGTTGGAAAAAAATCCGCCATAGGAAAGCAAATCCCATCGTCCCCGCGCGGGATCGATCGGCTGGTGCTTGAGCAGCGTCTGCGGGTTGGGGTTGGCGAGCGTCCCGGTCTGAGTCCCCGTGTTGAGTTTCGGCACGGCCGCCACCGCGCCGACCGAGAGGGTCTGCGTTGAGGCGTCGAACCGCAGCGTGCTTGGCGTGGTCGGCACCTGGCCAGGCCCGGCGGACACGACCACCTGGCCGGTGGAACTCGAGTCCAGCGCGGTATCCGTCAGCGCAATGCGTGTGGTCGCGGGCATCGTAACCCCCTGGGGCATCCTGGATCAGGCCGTCGCGCTCGGCGATCAGCAGGGCATGAGTGGACTCGGCCTTCTTGGTCTCGAGCCAGACCGTCAGCACTCCAACCTTGCTGCGACCTGGCAGTATCGGGACCCTGACTCAGAGCTCGGACACGTCAAAGCCACTTGCGGGTCGGCGGCGGCCCCGGTGCAGGTGCAACTTGTGCCGGATCCCTGAATCCATCTCGATCGCTGCCGGCGCGTTCGGCGTGTTGTAGCGGTCATTCCATTGCTTTTGCTTGAACTCGATCATCTGAAGCAACCACTGCATCTGATCAGTCCTGTCGATCCGGTAGTCTTCCCATTGCTGAGTCCGTGCCGACAGGCTGATCGCATTGGCCGCGAACGTCTCCAGGGCGCGAAGCTCAACGAGATCCAGGTAACGCCCTTGCAGGGTATCGTCGAGGTTGGCCAGGTCCGCGTCCGCGACCGCCGTCCGGTCAGTGGGAAGGATGCCGAACCACTCCAGGGCCGAGGCCACCGGGTCATTCAGGTCGGGGTTCGCACCATCCGTGACCGTGGATCGCTTGAGCTTCGTGAGGACTTCCTTGAGCCGGCTCACCATCGCCTTCTCGACGCCGACGCGAGTCAAGCTCATCAGAGGTTCTCCCCGGCAATAGGCGAGGCCGCTCCGTATGGGTCCGGAGCGGCATAGGTTCGAGGCTCGAAGGGCCGTCGATCAAGGGCTGCGGATTACTTCGCGGGCTTGTCGTCAGCCTTCGGGGTGGTGTCCCCGAGGATCGCCTGACGCTGTGCCGCCTTGCCGTCATCGGCCGGCTTCGCATCGGCGGCATTGCCGGTGTCGGCCCCGGCCGGCTCGGGCAACTTGCCCCCGTTGGCCGCGGCCTGGGTCAGCTTGTCCCGCTCGGCCTGCAAGCGGGCGATCTGGGCATCCAGGACGTCGGCCGTGACCTTCTCGAGCGCCGGGTTGCCCAGCACCAACTCGGCCTCGGTCGGTAGGTCCTCGATCTTGGTGATGATCTCACCGTTATGAATAACAGACTCCCCGCGCTTGATGATTTCCTCGAGCTGGTCGCGGGTCTTCTTCGCTGCGGCTTTCATGGCCATGCGTGCCTCGTGGTTCGGGTCAGTAGATCAAGTGGTTCTCGAGTCAGGGAACAGGGGGTCAGCCCACCCTCATCAGCTCAACTGGGCCGGCGGCCGGGGCGGCTGCGCGGGATGGCTGACGTTCCAGCGGTCAATCAGGACCAGGCCCAGGTGGTAGAGCAGCAGGGCGCCCAGGATCATGATCATGTCGTGGATCAAAAACCCGAGCGGGTTGGCCAGCGCGGCAGCCAGGTACATCAGCAGGTGCCAGCCGCCCAGCGGGAACAGGAGGATGAGCAGCACGATCAGCAGGATCAGCGACATCGGCGGGGACTCCCAGGCGTCACCGTGTGATCGACACGCCCACGGCGATGCCGACCAGGATCAGGGTCAGCGCGGCCAGGCAGAGGAAACCTCGGGGCGTCATGGTCGACTCCGGTCGTCAGGATGCGGCCCGGGATCGGCCGGGAACGCTCCCGGCCGCCCCAGGGCAGATCTCATCGGCAACCATGCCAGCCGATGCGGAATGGGCCGAGGACGGCCCGGCCGAATCCCCGGAACAACCCCGCTCGCGGCGGCGGTCCGTGGCAACTGGAGCTATGGCTGTAGCTGTAGCTGTAGCTGGATTCGGTCGAGCAGGCTGGTACCGCGTAGGACTGGAGTGAGCAGGGTTGGCCGGGCAGGCATCCCGCAACCGGCTGGGGTAACGCGGCGGGCGAGGCAATGGCTGGCAAGGCGTACCCCGGCAAGGCCGATGAGACGCCGTAACTGATCACGCAGGCGCCGCCGGCGCACTGGGCCGAGGCCGAGGCCGGGATAGCCAGCAGGCAGAGCAGGGCAAGCACCAGGGCCAGACCGAGAACGAGCACACGCATGGAATTCTCCTTTGGGTTGGATGCGTTAAGTTCAGGAACGTTAGGGGCAGCCGAGATCCATCACGAGCGGAAAGCGAGGGGGCTGCCCGCCCTGTGGCCAGACAGCCCTGGAGGATTACTGGACAGTCAGGACGGCCGTGCAGGTCTTGCGATGCTTGCGGGGGAAGCCGCGGGCGACGCCCCACGCCGTCAGATTGGGGGGATTCAAGTCGGCGTTGCCGGTGAAGTAGCCGAACGGGCCGAAGACCTGGCCGCCGGCCACGTTGTCAGGGTCGCCGACCAGGCCCGCGACCTGGGCCTCGATGACCAGGGCGTTCGCGAAGTCGTAGGCCGTGGGGTCCTTCTCGTCGGCCCGGTTCGACAGCAGCACCTTGCCCAGCGGCAGCACGCGGGCATTCGACTGGGTGCCGTCCTCGCCCTGGCTAAAGATCAGCTTGTTCTCCAGCTCGATCTCGCACTGGAGCAGCTCGCTGGCGAGCTTGATCATCCGCGGGTCGTAGGCATTCCAGGCGGTCGAGGCCAGCGGCGCGTTGACCAGACCCGCCAACAAATTCTTAAACTCGGTCGTCGCCGCCATGTTGATGAAGTCGGGCGTCGTCATCGTGATCTTGTCGTACGTCTCGCCGTAGGTCTGCTGCGCGTACGATTTCAGGGTCAGGATGTCGGTGATCGGCGTGGCGGTGGTACTGGTCCAGGCCGTCGAGGGCGTGCTCTTGAGATCGCTCGGCATCCCCCAGGATCCGGTGATCTTAATGCCGAGCCGATCATAGGTGATCGAGTCGAGCATCATGGCGCAGATCAGAGCGTTCTTGCGTTCCTGAATCGCCCGGATCAGGTCCCGCGCCGTGGTCGTCTCCCAGTTGGTGAACATGTCGACCTCGCCGCGGATGCCGGGCGAGGTCAGGTTGGCGCGGATCCGGTTGAGGCGGGCGATCATGCCCTGGCTGAACCGGCGGCCGACCTTCAGGTTCGGGATCGTGTTGGTCACGTACTCGAGCTGGCCGGCCTCGTAGACGGCCGCCTTCGAGTCGTCGGCGATGATGTCCGCGGCGAACACCTTGCCGGTGAAGTAGGTCGTGATCTCGTCATCATCGGCGTTCACTTCCTCGGTGCGGTTGAGGAAGGTCGTCGGCAATGACTGCTGGTAGCGGCTGTACTGGTCAAGGATCAATGCGTTGAACTTGACCGAGTCGAGAATTTGTCCATCAGAAAGCAGCATGAGCCTTCACCCTCATCGGTGCGGTCAGTGGATCGGACCCGCCAGCCTCGGCATCGAGCTGGCCCGTGGCGTGGAAATGGCGATGCCCCGGTCGGCGTCGCGCGGCTCCGGGGCATCGTGGCTGTGTCGAGCGATCAGGCTGCCTGAGGCAGCGCGGATCAGATCAGACGGTGGCGTAATCGAGCTTGGGGAAGGTCGATTCGAGGTTGGCCAGGGTCGGGCCGGCCGCGAGCGAAGCGGCGCCGGTCCCGGCCTGGATCAGCCGGGCCTTGTAGACCGTGCCGCCGTTGATGACATCGGGGTAATCCGCCTTGGGGTCGTTGTTGACGACCGTGCGGTTGAGCAGCCATGCCGAGCCACGCGCCAGCGTCTGCCGGCCATCCGTGGCGGCCGGGTCGTATGGGCCATACTTGCCCGAGGCCGTGATCTTGCAGATCACCTGGCCATAGCGCAGGTAGCTCGAGCCGACCTTGACAGTCACGCTATCACTGAGCACGGCATCCGAGCCGGAAACCGCCGCGACCGTGCTCCAGTCGATCGTAATGCCGCCGACCGGCTTGTCTCCCTGGCGGCCATCCGCCAGGAGCTGGATCGACGTCCCGACGACGCCGAGGACCGTTCGTCCGAACATGGTTCATGCGCGGGGCCTGGCCCCGCCCTCCCGTGTGTGCTGGTGGGTTGAGAGAACGCGAAGGACGGAAACAGGCGATGCTTAGGCCTTCGACCCGCTGCCCTTGCGGCCGAGGAACCGGTCATTCTGCTCACGCGCTCGCTCGAGCGCGGTCTTCGGCTGTCCGTCGCCGTTGTGGCTGAGCGTTTGCAGGTTGGCCGGCTTGCTGCCGCTGGCGACGTTTTCCGTGGTCAGCCCATGCGGCCGGGCCGAAGCCTGGAGCGACTTCAGCGCAGACAGGCGGCTGAACCCATCCACGGGGCTGTCAAGGTCATCGATCGCGGCCTGACGCAGCGCCGGCCGCAGGCTCGTGAGCTGCGCTGCCGTCACGCGATCGGCGGCCTTCTCAGCGGCGCAGAACTGGTCCACGTCGGCATCGATCGCCGCCAGTTTGGCCTCGCGGCGCTCAGCCGTGCGGGCCTCCTCGGCATCCTTGAGCCGCTTGTTCGTCTCGGCAAGTTGGGCTTGCAGCTTCGTGACCTCGGGGTCGGCCGGAGCCGGCTCGATCCGGCCGGCCGAGAACTGGGCTGACGGGGACGGCGTCGGTCGGGCCGCCAGGGCATTGACATCATCGTCCAGCTCGAACTCGTCGCCGGGCTCGGCACTGGAGACGCCGAGCAGCCCGAGCAGCCCGGACAGGGAGATCTTGCGAGGCATGGGTTTCCCCTCGTGGTGGAATGCGGCCGCATGGCCGGAGTCAAAAAACCGGCGGGAAACCCCGCCCCGGTGATTCGTGTTGAGCAGGTGCCCATAGGCAAGCTGGACCTGGGCCAGCTCACGCGAGTCGAGCAGGCCGCCCTTCATGGCCGTCAGTGCCCGGCGAAAGCCCGCTCCCGGCACGGCGCCATCGAAGACGGCCGAGATCTCCCCGGCCGTGCCGTTGTGAATCGAGTAGGTGGCGATCCCCTCCGGGACCCCCTTGGCCTTTTGCGCCTGGATCTGATCGCGGCTCATCCGCCGGGTCGTGCCCGGAACGTGGAGGCAGAGGTAGCGGCCCTCGTTGTCGGTGGCCTGGAAGTCGAAGCCGCACACATCGCAGATCGCCTGCCCGCCGTAGATGCCGAGCGACACGTCAAAGATGGTCCCGGCGTCGATCCCGGCCGCGAGACTATCCGTGCTCGGGCCGCTCTGCCCGTTGGGGTACTCACCCGCGAGCATGTAGATGCCCAGGACGACGCGGCTGAACGCCTGCCCGCCCGCCATGGCCCAGGACTCATACCGGCCCGCGAAGGTCCGCCCCATCGGCAGCTCGGACGGTGAGCTCAGCCCCCCGGTCCGGTGCGAGTTCATGAAGGCGAAGCCGGCATCCGCCGCGCCGGCGATGTTCTTCAGCGTCGAGGCATGGAGAAACATCGATCGCGAGCTGACGAAGTTGGTGTTGCCCGCCTCAAGGTACTTCACATGGACCTGTTCCGCGGTCAGCGGGTTGGCGGCAAGCTGGAGCGAGTTGATTCGCTCGAGCGCGGCGGCCCCGGTCGGCATCGTCCCCCGGGCCGAGATCAGCCGGCCCTTCTCGGGAGCGGCCGGCGGCGTGGCCCCGGCCAGCCGCAAGGGGAATGCCTCGAACCCCTGCCGGGCCGCCAGCCGCGTCCGCTGGCGGCACTTGTCCTGGTTGTAGAGCGGCATGGCTGGCATCGGCTTATCCCCCATTGGCTTTCCCGGATCGCTTCGTCTTGCCCTTGGGCTTCGTCTGGTTGTCGGTGCCGTCGTCCGAGCCATCAGACTGGTCGTCGGAGGATGAACCATCCCCCTCGACCGGCTCGCCCTTCCTGACGGCCGCCTGGGCCACCTGGGCGGCCTTGCGCTGCTCGATCCGCGCCCGCATCGCCGCCTCATCAACCGGGGGCAGGCCCAGCCGGTCCCAGATCGCCGGCAACTGGGCCTCATCCACGAACCCCTTCACGAAGGCGTTTGCATAGGCGTTGAGCAGTTCGCCCTGGACGTGGCCGGGGGACCCAAGTGAGGGGATCGGCGTCAGCCGGTCAGCCACCTCGCGGCTCCAGTTCAGGGCGACCCAGCGGTACAGAACCTGCCAGCGCCACATCGCCAGGACCGGGATCCGGCCCCGGGTGAACGCCATCGCGGTCAGGTCTTGGCTCGAATCCGTGTCGGCCTTGCTGCCGTGCTTGGCTTCCTGGACGGCCCGCGAACTGAACAGGATCGACCGGAAGATCTCCATGTCGAACCGATCGAAGCCGTTGTGGTAGGCGCCGCCCTCGGTCCCCGGAGACAGCACGCCTGCCGAGCTCCCATGGGGGAGCGCCAGTCCCGTCCGGCGCTTGTAGCCTTCCAGGGCATCGAGCAACTGCTGGATGACTGAGCGCTCCGTCCGCTTGCCCGTGACCGGATCCACCACGTAATCGGCCTTGGCATACTCGCCGGCCGTCAGGAAGATCGTCGGGTCAGCGAAGTGATGGAGGAACTCGCCGAACTCAGGATACTGCTGGATCTTGAGGTTCCAGGGGTTGTAGGCGGCGCGGAAGCCCGATTGCCCGCGCGGGTCTCGGTGCCGTTTCTTCCAGGTTAGGACCGCGAACTTCTCGGGGTCGTAGTCCTGCCATCCGGCCCCGGTCCAGCCCCGGATCGCCCGCACCTTCATGAAGGCATCGACCCGGAAGTTCCAGGACCAGGCCGGCTTGGGCACGATCGAATCGTGCATCTGCCGATCCTTGTCCTCACCCGTGCCCCACTTGTAGGTGATTTCCCCCAGCGAGCAGCCGAAGGGGCAGGCCTCAAGCAGCTCGTCGAGGATCACGTCAACCGGCTCATCCAGCCCGTTCATCGAGCGGATCCCGGCCTCGCAGATCTCACTGGCCAGCTTCAGGTCGGCCTTGCGCTTCCGCTTGCTGATGACCTCACCCGGGTCCATCTTGATCGCCGGGGAGAGCACGAGGCCATCAGAGAGGATCCCTGCCTTGAGCAACTCGAAGGCGCAGACGACGGCCGAGTCGTAGAGCATCAGCTCATAGACCTGGCGGCCGAACTGCCGCACGACCTGATCGATCGACCGGGAGAGCAGGATCCCGACCTTGCCGAATGCGGGGCCGCCGTAGGGGCCACCGATGATGACCTCAGATCGGGGCTTCGCGTTCACCACCGTCGTCCCATCCACGATGGCGGCCGATCCGGCGTCCGGGGGCGACGATGCGAGTTGGATCTCATCTGGCATGGTGGTGCCCCAGGTACTTCGAGGTTGGCTTTCGCTCGCCGCCACCGGCGGCCGGCGCGCCCTGAGATGGCCGCAGGTGCCCGAGACGCAGCGAGCAGAGAGCGACCAGCAGACCCATCACGCGGTCGTCATGCTTGCCTTTGGTCGCGCCCAGCTTGCCGCCGCGCAGCCGCTTGAAGTGCCGCAGCTCATTCAGCAACGCCACCGAGCGGATCGTCACCAGGCCATCCCGCAGGGCCGCGGCGATCAGGTCCACGCCCGGACCCTTGGACTTGGCCGTGGTCAAAAAGCCAGGGCGGCCATCCTCACCGTTGTAGACCCGCGTGAAGGGTCGTGGCTCGTCCGTCTCCGGGTCGCGTGCCAGCGCGAACGCGATCAGCACCGCATGCCCGTGGTTGTTCCGCTCGATGGCGACCCAGGCGTGGTTGTAGTGGTCCGCGACCTTCATGAGCGCGGCCGCGTACTCATCCGGCTCCCAGTGCCCATGGATCTCGGCAACCTGTTCCCATGTCTCGGCATCCAGCACGGGGCAGGCATCATAGTCGCCCGTCTCCAGCCCCTCCGACACGTCCCCGCCGAGGATGTAGGACCGCCCCGGCTGGGGCAGCGTCCAGACCTTGAGGCCAGGGATGTCACGCAGCGCGGGCGGCAACTCGGCCGGCGCGAGCGGCTCGCGGAGGTTCTGGGCCTGGGCATTGATCCATGCGGCATCGAACCGCATGTTGCCGCTGGCCAGGAACGCCTCGACCGGGTTGGCCGGGTAGTTCTGCGGGATCAGCTTGGGGTCGTTGGACTCCGCGACCCTTGCCCGGAACCACTTGCGGTCCCGGCCGGGCCGGCACCACCAGGGGATGAAGATGGTCCGGAAACCGTTCAGCCCCTCGGTCGCCTTCTCCCAGATCGTGTGGAACAGGCCGCCGATCCCGTTGGCCGTCGAGAGCAGGATGAGCTGGCCGCCGGCGTCGATCGTCGGCTTGATGTTGAGGTACAGCTCATCGCCATACTTCATGTGCGCGGCTTCATCCATCACCACGACGGACGCGGCGTTGCCGATGCCCGCGTTGCGCGTCGCGGGCAGCGACTGGATCGAGGACCCGTTGGTCCAGAGGATCTCGCTGGCATTGTCCTTGCGCGGATCGACCCGGGGCAGCCGGTCGCGGAGCCATTGAGGCAGCCGCTGATAGATCGCCTTCACCCGGCGCAGCAGCTCGTTGGCCTCTTTCTGCCCCTTCGAGAGCAAAAAGATCAGTTGCCCGCGCTGGAATAGGCACCGCCAGAGCACGTAGCCACAGACGGCCCAGCTCATGCCGAGCTGGCGGGCCTTGAGCAGCACGAGCAGGCGGAACGCCATCAGCTCCCAGATCAGACGGACCTGGGCCGGCCAGAGCTGGAACGGCATCGTGCCGGTGGCATTCTCGCCGTGGCCCTGACTATCATCAATAATTCCATAGGCATTGATGAAGTAGGCGCAGTTCGCCGCGCACTTGGCCACCTCGGCGTCAGGGTCGAAGCGGGCCGCCGGCTCGGCCAGGGGATCCGTCTGGTCGAGCGTCGCGGCTGCCATCGCTCATGTCCCCACGGCCTTCAGGTCCTCATCCGGATCGTCCGGATCGAGGCCCGGCGGCTCATCGGGAATCTGCAGGATCTTGGCGCGATGTTCGGCGATGAACTGGTCAAGCTCGCTGGCCGCCCTGGCCAGCGAGACCGAGGCCTCACCCGTCTCAGGGTCGTTCCGGTCCTCGTCATGATGCTGGGCGACGACCCGCTCATAGGCCGTCTGGACCAGCATCAGGCCATCCCGCACCATCAGCCCGGCATAGCGGTGGATCTTGGGGTTGGCGGCCTCGATCGTGTACAGGGCGAGCGAACCATCATCAGCCGGCCGGGTCAGTTCGGTCCTGGTCGTTGGCATCGCGATGTACCGCCGGCCCTGGGCAATCAGCTCCAGACCTGCCTCGTAGGCCGACTCGATCGCCTGGTCTAGGCCCGAGGCCATCCGCTCACCGCGCGACTTGGCCGACTTGAGGATCCCCGCCTGGGTTGCCTGGGCCAGTTTCGTGTCCCAGAGCCGGGCCCGCTCAACCCAATCGTGGTTCGCGCTCCAGCGGCTCCACGCGCCGGGGACCTGGGCCGCGTCCGGGCGGCCCGAGGACTTGCGGTAGGCGCCGACGATCGTGCGCGGGGTGGGTGAGTCCAGGTAGGCGCGGAAGGCCGTGAAGGCCTGCGAGGACTCGCCACGCTGCTGATCCCAGGGGTTGACCTTTTCCATGACTTAGGCTCGCCGTCGTTTGAACTGGCGCCCGATCCAGTGGCCAATGTCACGGGCCTGGTCGATCCCCGCGGCCATCAGCAGGACGAGCAGAACAAGAGTCGCGATGAGCGCATTCGTGAACGAGTGCCGCCGCAGGCTCATTGCGGGATCTCCGGGGCCGCGGGGATGACCTCGGTCCCGGCCGGCGGCGCGGCCTTCGGCGGCATGCCGAGCGGCCCGGCCGAACCCGGCGAGATGGCCCGGAGCTGCTTCGCGAGCCGGAAGTCGGACCAGAGGAAGGTGTCACCCTCGTAGTGCCCGAGCAACTCGTAACGCGGGTTCTCGGCGAAGGACCGCCACTCCTCGGCCGGCTTCATCACACCGTGGACCTTGCACGGGCAACCCGGCGTCCCGCACTGGCCGGGGATGGTGCAGTCACCACCACAGGTCGGGGTGACGGCCGGTGCATTCGGCTTGGGCGGGCGGAACTGAATCCCCGCCTTGAAGAGCGAGAGCGCAATCAAAACGATCAGGATGAGGTTCACCGTGAACACGAGGCAGCGCGTGACCTTTTCCATCGAGACCTCGGGTCTGGGCGGCTGGGGCAATCAGGAATCGTCGGGCCTGGCCAGGACCATGCCGTAGTTGTCGATCCCCTGGGGGATCGACAGGTCGGGCCGGCGGATCAGCTTGTTGCCCTTGAAGGGTCGGTAATCGACGTGGTGCTGCCAGCGGCCCCACTTGCGGGTGATCTTGACGATGTCAGGATGCTGGCGCTGGAGTGATCGGGCCATCTCGAGACGGCCATCAAACTGGTCATCCTGCCGGTACAGTTCGTCCGTGTTGCCGCCCTTGCAGGTCATCGTGGCGATTTTGTTTGCCAGGAAGGCATTGAACAGGATCGTGCAGTCCCCGTCCTTGAGCACGCGGATCGACAGGTCGGTGTCCTCGTTGTACCGGCCCCGCCAGCGGTGGCGGCAGGCATTGTCGATCAGGATGCACGAGTAGATGCGAGTGTTGACGTAGAAGGGCGGCCATGCCTTGCGCCGGGGGACGAACATCTCGTACTGGAACCCGGACAGCCGGACGTTCAGGTAGCGGTCCGTGAAGTCCTCAGCCGCTGCGAAGATGGCCCCGGTCCAGACATGGCGCTTGATGTTGCCGTGGTAGCGATAGAAGCCCTGGATGTTGTCGTCCAGGATCCAGTGCCGCGCGTGGCCACCGGCCAGGGCGTGGTCCCAGACCCAGTTGCGCGCCGGGATCGATCCCTGGCCGAGATTGCGGAACGGTAGGATCAGCAGGTGTCCGGGATCGATCCCAGCCCCAGCCATGGCCCTGGCATACGCGCCCTGTTCCTGAGGCTCGATAACGAGGCTGAAGGGGACGGACATCTTGGCCAGGTAGCGGGGCGTGATGAGGTTATCCGCTCGCCCCTTCGAGATCACGTAAACCGGGTATCTAGGGTTCATCGCCGCCCAGTTCATCCTCGTCAATGGCATCGACGTAAGGGTTCGCGCTCCAGTTGGCTGCCTCGGCCCTCGGGTGCCAGAGGAACTTGATCCCATCCGTGATTTTCTGGCCGAGCAGCTTTGCGAAGTCCTGGACATCCTCGGCTGAACGAAAATGGATACGCAGGGTGCGGAACGGACTCTGGTCCTCATTCTCACACTCGGGCATCCCCTGCCATTCAGCCATCGGGTCATCGACCTCGACGCCGGCTGAGGCCTCATCGCCGGCGGCCTTGGCCCCGATCCTCTCCAGCAGGTCATCCAGCTCGGATCGCTCGTAGCCGGTCGCCTCCAGGGTCGCCGCGGGGTCAGTCGCGATCGCCTCGAGCATCTCGGCCAAACGCTCCTCATTGCGGCTGCTGAACTCGGCCGTGCGGTTGTCCGCGATGGCGAAGCCGGTCAGGGCCGTGCCGGTGAGGTCTGACACGTTGTACGCCAGGTGCGTCCACCCTAGCCGCCGCGCCGCCGCGAGTTGCCCATTCCCGGCCCGGACGACCTTGCTGGCATCGCCGACGACAAACCGCTGCTGACCGTAGGCGGCATAAGCCGCGGCAATGCGGCGGATCGACTCGTCATCATGGTCGTTCGTGTTGGCCGGGTCCTCATGCAACTCATCGATGGGCACGAGGAAGGACCGGAGCGAGTCTGGCCCCTTCCAGGCAATCTCTTGACCCGGCTTGTCTGGCTTCGCCACGGATGCGGCTCCCGGAACGTGGCGGCTCCGCGCGACCAAATCAGCAATCGCGCGAAGCCTTCAAGGGTGAATGGTGTGACTCAACTCGAGCTCTCGGGACCCGCGCTCTCGGTCGGGATCGCGGCCGGGACGATCGGCTCCTCGGCGGGCGGCAGAGGCAACGGAAGGGGCGGCGCCGACTGGTCAAGCTCGTCAAAGAACCAGTGCCAGGTGCCCGGCTTGCCGCTCGGGTCGTAGAGGACGGAGCCAACCCCGACGTAGGCGCCTTCCAGGCCGACAGGAAAGTCATCAGCCTGGTCGCGGATGACGCAGAGATTGGACATCCCCGGGGCTGTCTCATGGCCGGCCGGCTGCCAGACGCGGCTGATGATGGCGGCGCGAGGCTCGCCCTTGCGGGGGCCGTCCGGGAGCACGTAGATAACGATCCCGCCCAGCATAGGATCCCGGCTAAGATGCTCGAGACAATTCTGGGCGTGGATCATGTCGAACAGGGAATCCCCGTCGACAAGCAGAGTGGCCTTCAATTCTCGGCCCATGACGGCCTCCATGTGGGGAACGGGTCAGTCAGTCAAACGGGAACAGGCTCGGTGACAGTCCGGATCGTCTCCCGGATCAGCCCGACCTTGCGCCGGCTCAGCTCGGCTTGATCGTGGTCGGCTCAGCCGGGATCGCCGCCGCGGCGGGTGCCGGGGTCGGAGCGGGCGCGGCCGCGGCCACGGCTGACTTCGGCAACAGGCTCGCGCGCAAGACCTGGAACTCGGCATGCTCGATCATCCGGGCCGGACCGGCATTGTCGGCCAGCGGGTGCAGGTACAGCGGCGCGACCTTGGACCCGCACAGGTGATGCTCGGCCGGGCCGGTGACGCGGACCAGACCATCCTCGGCCGGCGTGCCCTCGAGCACGGCCGGGTCGGCACCAATGCTGGCGGCCTTCAGATAGAAGCCCATGGAACGCTCCAGGGAACAGGGGTGCAAAGCATAGCGGGGCCGCCCCCAGAAATCAGCCTGGAGGCGGCCCCTTCACGGTGGTTGTTTTGGTGGTGCTGGTCCGGTCAGCTCGCCGGCGGCGTGGTCGACGTGCCGCCGTTGGCGGGGTTGTTCCGGATGTCCAGTGTGTGGCCCAAAATCTCATCCAGCTTCCCGTGGGCCGCGCTCTGGGCGGTCCCGATCCCCATCAAACCCAATCCGAGCACGACGGTTCCCGAGGCCTCGGACAGCTTGCCCTGGTAGCACTGGTGGCCGCCGATGCCGAGCAGCATCACGGCCCCGGCATTGACGATCAGGGTCTGGGTCAGCGGCTGCTTCCGCTTGCGCCGCCGCGGCATGGTCGAACCGGTCATGATCGGTCCTCAGTCGTCCCGTTGGGTGGCGGCCCGGTGGCCTTCGGGGGTCAGTTTGATCCGCTCACCATCGCGGGCAAACCAGGGATGGTCGAGCAAATCACCGATGATCCGGGGCGAGATCGACAGTGCCTTGATGAGCGTTCCTGGCTTCGTCATCCCGGCATGGGCGATGTAGCGGGCGACATCGATCCGCCGACTCTGAAGCTTAAGATTGGCATCGACGACCTCGGCCGGCCGGGCCGCCGCCTTGCCCGAAACCCTCGAGCCGGGCCCGCGCGGCTTTACCTGGACCCGGCCGACCTTGATGCCGACGAACCGGGCCAGCGCCTGAAGCGAGTCCAACTCGCGAGTCAACTCGGCGATCCGCTCCTGGATCCGGTCGTAGTCTTCCTCGCCCAGTGACTGGAAGACAGCCAGGGCCTCGACGGCGGCGGATTCCTTGGGGCTGCTCATGATTTCGGACTCCTGGCCTTGCGTCGTTCCTTGCGGCTTGCCCGCTTCCTGGCCTTGCATGGCTGAGGCTGTTGCTCGGGGGCAGGCAGCCCCGCGATCCTGACCTGACGGTACAGTTTGCCGTCGAAGCCCGAGGCCTGGCACTTGGGACAGTACAGGGCCGACCCCCGGGCGATCCTGCCGCGACAGACCGGGCAGCCCTCCCGGCGATCCTCATCAGGCTTGACCGTCCCATCAGGCTGCAACTGGCCGCCGATCCTCACGACATGGATGGTCACGGGCGGCTCGATAAAGGAGACTTGCCGGCCGCGCCGGACCAGCTCACGCCTCGGGATCTCCCGCGAAATCGGCTCGAAGCGGCCCAGGCAGCGCGGGCAGCGGGCGGCCTCAGGATCTTCCAGGCCCGGCTCCCATGCAGGCTCGCCGGCCAGGGGGACGATCTCTCGCTCGGGTACCAGCAGCCAGGGCATCTCGTCGCGGATCTGATGCTGGAACTCCTCGTGCCGGACCAGCTCAACGAACTCGCGTGAGCACACATCCGGGGCGGGCTTGCCTTCCTCGCCGGCCGTCGCCCTCGCGTACCGGCCCAGGGCCATGGAGACCTTCGACCCCCAGTCAGCCGGCATGCGGCATTTCTCCCGCGAAGGTGGATCGGATCGCGGCCAGGATGTCGGGGGCGTGCGTCATGACCTCCCGCTGTCGCCGTCGCCGGTGCCGCGGCACCCGCTTCATCGACAGCACGAAATGCGAATCGGCCGGCGAGTAGCCGGCTGAGATCAGCAGTCCGTAAAGCAGGTCATTCAGGCGACGCCCCTCGGCATCGTTCAGGGTTCGTCCCCTGGAGAGCCTCATCGGTCCATGGCACTCGGCAGCTTCGCCGCTAGTTCGGATCCCCATCATCGCGGATTCACTCCTATGATGCGACGCGGACATCGAATGAACCGATTTCGCCCTAACTCATGAGGCCAACAAGGGAAGAATTTTTCGGCAAACGGACACGCTGTCGCGCGCCGTCACTCATCTGTCCCGAGACCGCCGACCATCTCCGGCTCGGGTTCCAGGGCGGCCGGCGGCTGTTGCTGAGGCACGATCCCGGCCAGGTCCTCGAGCCGGCCCGTGATTGCTACGGCGAGGATCGTCTGGATTTCGGTCGCATGCCGCGAGCGCTGGTCGCGAAGCTCCGCGCGGAGGTCCTCGATCGTCCGCTTGAGGTCCTCGCCTCGTTCCTCACTATCCCGAATCTGCCGCTTCAGTGCCGAGGTCTCATGCTTGCGGTCGAGCCAGACGGCCAGCACGCGGCAGCCGTAGTACAGCCCCATCCCGATCACGCCGATCAGGTAGCCGGCCGACAGATGCTCGTTGGGCATGAGCGCAGTCGCCGCGGCACCGGCGACGGCGAAAATCGCACCTGGCGTCGGCAGGGCTGGGAAGTGCAGGGCATGCAGGTGGTGCGGGCTCTCGATCAGCGACATCGCTCGGGTTCCCTCGGGATGGGGCCGCGACATCGCGGCGGTCGGGGATTCGGTTCGGGTCAGTGACGATAGATTGGCAGGGTCGCCGGCTGCGGGTAAGGGCTGCGCCGGGGCGGCGGTTGCGGCTGGAGTGGGAGGGTCGCGGCCGGCCTCGACGCGGGCGCCCCAACTGGCGTCCTGGCGGGCTGAGCCGCCGGCGGCGCGGTGGGCCGGTCAGGGATCGGCGGCGGGGTCAGCCTGGCACACTGAGCGCCGTAATCGACCACGACCACATGGCCGTACAGGTGATGCGGAGCAATGCCGATCCCGACGTGAGTGAAGGCCGGGTCCTCGAAGTCGGCGCGATGCCCCTCATGAGGGTCGCTCGCGCCGTCCAGGATCAGGATCCCCTCCTCGGGTGACTCACCACCCCAGGCGATCCCCTCGGAGACGTTGCCGAAGCCGCGATTCCGGATCCCGCAATCCCGGAACGTCCAGCCCCGCGTGCGGACCCGCTCGGGAAACCCCTGATGCGGCCAGGGGTGCGGCCAGGGCGAGCCCGATCCGATCGCCTCAGCATGTTCCTGCGCCGCCGCGGTCAGCTTCTCATCGAGTGCCACCGGGGATACTCCGCGCTGCTGCCTCCGCTCGTTCAGGGCCGCCAGGGCAAGCACCCGCGCGGCCTGGCGGTCCTCAGGCCAGCCCGGCTCGGCTGCGCTGGCTGGGGGCCCTCCCGGGTCGGCCACGGCATTCCTGCGGACCGGACCGAGCGGCTGGATCGCGCGAACGTCAGGGACATGGATCGCGATCGGGTCCATGGGCTGGAGTACCATGGGTGACGGGCTGGCCGGGGCATCCCCCGACCAGCCCGCGTTGCTCCAGGGGCCGCCGCCCATGGCAGCCAGCAGCACCAGGCTGTGCATCATCGTCCCCAGCCCTTGTTGGTCCAGCGGTTCGGCAGGGGCCGCCGCTCGAACCCGGGGAACAGGCCGATCCCCCAGCAATCGCCCTCGGCGAGCTGGGCCTCGACGTCGCGGCGGTGCGTCCGGAAGGAAAACGTGGGGATCCGGAACGGGGTCGGGCCATGCGGGTTGTTCGGTCCCCAACTCTGGAACTGCACGGCCGTCTCGATGCCGTCACTCCGGATGATGCCGGCGAACATCATCTGGTGCGCCCAGGACCCAGCCCGCCGGCAAATCCCCTTCTCGTCGCGCGGCGTGTTATAGCCCACGTTGGACGCGATGGTCACGAGCAACTCGTTGGCCAGGGCGGCGCACAGCTCATCCCATGAGCCGATTTTGACCTTCTTGCCGGCTTTGACTGCCTTGTCCTGGTACCGCTGGACCGTGCCCGAGGGGTCGTTGGCGAAGGCATGCAGGCGGGAGCGGTCCTCCTCGTAGGGCTGGCCAACCGTGGCATAGGTGACGGCGCCGACCTCGCACGCGCCGGCCGCCATCGGCGCGCCATAGCAGCCGTTGTCCCCCCGCATGTTGGCCTTGAGCAGACCCGCGGCGTAGGTGAACTCGACACAGGTCCGGTGCACGACCGGGACTGTTCCATCGGGCGACTCCGTCCTGGCGGCCGCGACACACTGCAAGAGGTCGAGGACGTGCATCATCCCCTCGCTCGTGCAGTTGTTGCCCGTCTGGGCCCGGTAGGGCGGCTCCTCCCCCTTGGGCTTCCAGACCGAGCCATCCTCGTTGTGGATCTCAACCTCGTAGAGAGCGAGGTAGGGCATCAGGTCGCCCTCCTGGCCGTCACCCATCCAGTGCGGGGCGGCATTGGCCAGGCGGGGCGGGTGAGGCATGCGGTCCTCGAAGAACTTGACCCCGGCCGGATTGGGCCGGTAGCCGAGATCAAGGCGGTCGAGATCGGGATGCCCGACCGGGACGGCGGGTTGCATCAGGTCGCACTCCAGTCTGAGAGTCAATGGGTCAGGAAATGACGCAAGCCGGGGCCTTACTTGGCCCCGGCCTCTTCGCCGTCCGCGATCTCTTCCAGCGCCTGCGCGTACCGCTCGCGCTGGTCCTTCGAGGGCCTGTCGTCCTTCTCGGGGATGATTTCGTCGAGCAGCTTGACGAACAGGTCATCAAAATCCTTCTCGCGCGCGTCGGCCCAGCCCTGGGAGTGCGCGGCCTTGATGTCCGCGAGCGGCTTGTCCGTCGCGCGGATCTCCTGGGCCGCCTTGCGAAGCGACCGGGCCTCGATCGCCGGCAGGCTGTGCGCCCTCGCATCGCCCCCCTTGCGGAACGCGCTCGCGACGGGCTGGGGACCGGGAGCCGGTCCGGACGAACGGTGGTACCGGATCGCCACGTCCGCGATCAGCGCGAGCAGCAGCAGCGCGGCAATCGCAAGGACCCTGGGACTGGCGAGTTGGGCCAGCGGCCGCGGCGGCGCGGCGCCAGCGAAGGCCGGCGCCGGCCGGGGATGGCCCGAGACCACCCGGGGCGGCGCGGTGGGCTGGGCCTGGTATTGCGGGGCCGCCGCAGCCTGGTTCGGCGGCGGCGTCGGAGTCGGTTTCAGGCTCGGCTTGTCGGGCTTCATTGGGCCGCCGGCATGCTCGGGGCGACGGCCTCGGCATGGGCCGGCTCGGGAGCCGCCGGGGCCGGGGCCGACAGGTACTTGACCGGGAGGACGTGCAGCCGGCCCTCCCACTGGATGACGACGACCGGGTCGCCCGGCTGCTTCATCGCGGCCTGGGTCCCCTCGGCGGCCATGCGGTCGGCCAGCGCCTGACGCCGGGCCGCGATGGTGTCATTGAACGCGGCGCGCCTGGCCTGATACTCCTGGTCGAGCGCATCCGCCTGGTTCTCTTCGTGCTCGATGCTAAGCACATCAGCCAACATGGATTGGTCCTCGGCTGGGGGCATCGGGAGGCGTCTCCGGTTGGAGGGTCGTCTGAACTGAGAAGCCCTGGGCCTCGATCGCCTCGAAGGCGGCCAGGGCGGCGTCACTGAACGTCGTCGTGCGAAGCAGGGCCAGGGCATCGCTGTACCGCTGGAGTGCGGCCGAGTCCGAGACCAGCCGGGTCGCCAGTGGGGTCGCGGCCTCGAGGATCGGCAGGACCTCGGGCTGTACCGCCTTGATGCCCAGTTCGATCCCGAGCTTGCCCAGTTCGGCCAGGACCTCGGGCGAGGTCATGACCTGCCAGACGGGGAGGATCAGGGTCCACCTGACCCGGCCGATCCGGTCGCGGATCTGGCCGGCAGCCGCGCGGACCGCGATGCTCAGCTTGCGGGCCGACTGCTCGGCCAGCAAGACCGGCGTCATGTGGGATGGGGGCAGCGGTAGCGCTGGCCCCGCGGGAACCTGACTCATGCACGCGACCGCCACATGGATCCCCACGCCGTTCATCGGCTCATCCCCCTGTGATGTCCCGCCCCGGACCCGCCGGCCACCACCGGCGCGCACGCCGCCAGCCATCAATCGTACGCCGCGCCAAGTCCCGACGACAAGGCTGCTTATCCCGTTTCGGGATTCGATCCTGGATTTTTTCCGGGATTAACGCTTGACTGTGATATCGGGGAGGATATCATAAGGTCGTAGGCGAGGGATGACGACCTGAAGACCTGAGGATGAGACCAATGACCCGGACCGAGATGGAAGCCCTGGCCGCCCGGATCAGGCTGATTGCTGCTGATGCCCCGAAGGCGGCCCTGGTCGGGCGGAAGATCTGGATCCACGCGGCATGGGCGCTGGGCCAGTTCGAGGTCAGCCTGGATGGCTTCAAGGCAGCACTGGTCGAGATGAACCGGCTCGGGCTACTCTCCCTCTCGCGGTGCGATCTGGTCGAAGCCTTCGACCCCTACGACGTGAAGCGGTCGCGCGTGGAGCACATGGGCGCGACGTTCAACCTGATCCGGTTCTGATCCCCCTGGACTACTGGCACGAGGACGAGACCGATGAGCAAGACGATGAAGGCAACCGAGATCGTGACCGAGTGGAACCTGGAGCTGGAACTGGTCGAGGACTGGTTCGAGCAGGCGAAGAAGCGGCTGGCCGAGAACCTCATGGCCGGCTGGCGGGCCATTGCGAGCCACACGGAGCGGATGACCGAGTACCAGGCGAAGATGGTCGCCTGGAAGATGGCCCGCAAGCTGATGACGCCGACCGCCCAGGCGCCGACCATCCGGGCCGGGCTCGAGCGGGTCGCGGAGATGGCCCGGCACGAGGTCCGGGCGATCATCCGCGGGTCGCTGATGACGCGGTCGACCTGCCCGATCACGAACTTCTGCGAGGGCATCGAGCGCGAGGCCAAGCTGCATGCCTGGGACGAGATCGGGCGGAAGGCCGAGCACACGCTCAAGAAGGAGATCATCGAGGACGTCCAGCCTGCTGCTGAGTCGGCCGCCTGAGCCACGCAGAGGGGGCGGGGCTTCGGCCCCGCCTAATGCGGCCCCGGCGCAGTGCCGGGCTGGTCCCAAGCCCAGACGCGAGGATGAGAGCGATGGCGCGCAAAACCACTCCCTACATCATCGGCGAGGCCCTGGCCGAGAAGGATAGGCGGGGCAAGCCTCGCACCGCCTGGCTCTGGATCGTCGACCAGCCGATCTACGGCTCGCCCTGGCATTGGACTAGCGACCGCAGGAATGCGACCCGCTGGACCGGCCAGGCCGCAGCCCAGGCATTCGCCGACACCGCGATGGCCGGCATGAAGGCCAGCGGCTACGACGTGCAACTCTACCTCGTGCCGGCCTCGGGCGGGATCCCGGTCGGCGCGCCCACCCTCCCCGGAGGCTAAACTGATGGGGCCCTACTGCCGATTCTGCGATCAGCGGTGTTTCGTCCCGATTCCCGCTGAGACGCCCGAGCACATCCTCCAGGCCTACGGCGGGGCCGGCTCGATGCTGGTGGCCACTTGCCGGCGAGGCCAGGACTTCGAGCGGAAGAAGACCGGCTATTGCCTGGACATGATCCGGTCGGCCATCCCCGACATCCCCAAGGGCGATACCATGATGATGACTGAGCGACCGACCTGCGTGAGTTGCCCGTTCTGGGCCGAGAATGAGGGCAGCATGCTCGGGGAATGCCGACGCCAGCCCCCGACCATGCCCTATGCCGAGGCCGCGGAGAACACGGACGGCATCTGGCCCGTGACCCTCGAGACCGAGTGGTGCGGCGAGCACCCTGACATGCCCGCCTGGATCGAGCAGCGGCGCGAGACCGCCCCCTGACTCGACACCCCGCGCCACGCTCGCATCTCGCCTCGCTCCCCGCGTGCCGGCCATCTCCATGATCGTGACCGTCGAGCCGCTCTGAACCCCAAACCCGGAGACCTGAGACTGATGATGAACGTGGACCTTGGCACCTTGCCCGCGCGCTGCTGCCAGCTCGGGCGAGAGTATCGCGAGGCCGTGCGGATGACGGCGCGCATCTGCGACGGGATCGAGACCCTCGATGGAACATACTCGGGAGAGTTCATCGCTTGCCTGGCAGGGGAAGCGCATCAGATTTCCTCTGAGTTGACCCGGCTGATCGATGACTGGCTTGACGGGCCGGGGGGCGGGATGGTGGACATGATCGCCGCGGCCGCGCCGCGGGTGATCCCCCTGGCGGTGCTGGTCCATGTTCCGCGGGCCGAGGCGCGGAATCGAGCCTATCTCGTGCTCCGCGCCTACTGCGAGGATGGCGGGACCATGGACTGGCTGACCTGGCTGACCTTCGGCGGCCGGGTCACAGTCTGACACTCCTGCACGCCCTCCCGTCGGCTCTCCCCTCCCGATCACCAAGAATACGTCCCGCCGGCTCTCCCTGCGCGCCCGCGCGTGGATCCGGCTCGTTCTTGCCCGAGATTGCCCGCGCGTTGCCCTAGCGTTGCCTGATCCCAATCTGGGTTCAATCCCGGGTTTTATCCCGATTCGGGCTTGACTCCAGTATCACGCGAGATATCATAAGGTTGTAAGTGAGGGATAACGAGGACCTGATGCGAGGATGAGACCGATGAGCAAGCCGACCCGGGTGATGACGGTCGAGCAGGCGCGGGACGTGCTGATTGTCTGTGAGCGGCGCATGGCGACCAGTTACCAGAGGGCGATCCTGAACCTGGCCAAGCAGGGAATCACGGACGCGCTCGTGAAACAGCCGCTGATGCTGGCCCTGGACAGATGCAAGCAGCGGCTGCGGGATCTGGGCGTCGACCCGGACGCGGACCTGAGTTGATAGCTTCCTTTCTCCCTTGACCGCTTTGGCCCCAAACGCGAGGACGACTGCGATGGAAGCGACGATTCCCGCAAGCAAGACGATGAGCCGGATCCATCCCTTCGTGGCCGCCTTCGGGCCGGGGCCGTTCAGTATCTTCGCGACGATCCACCTGCCCGCCCTGGACCTGCGGGACCGGGACGAGGCCGAGTGGGAGCGGCGGCTGGGCGTGGCGGCCGGGGTGGCACGCTCATTCGGCGTCGAGTTGGGCGTCTGCGGCTGCTGCGGGCACGCCACGAGCGAGTCGATCATCGGCGAGCCCGACCACGGCAACGCGAAGGAGCGGAGGCGGTTCGCCGTCTGCCGTCGCTGCGTCCAGCGGCACGGCGGGCGGGTGCTGAACCGCAAACTGGCCTACATCGACCGGACCCACGAAGGCTACGCCCGCCAGTCCGATACGGATCGCGCGATCCTGGCCGCGAAGGGCAAGAGTTGATCCATCCCCGATCCCCCTGGAGACCGAGACCCATGCACCTGCACCAGCTTTCCATCGAGAACTTCAAACGCGTTTCGGCCGTGACCCTGACGCTCCCCGCTGGTGGCGGATCCTTCGAGATCGCCGGCCGCAATGGTCAAGGGAAGTCGTCGACGATTGACGCGATCTGGTCCGCCCTCGGAGGTGCCAAGGCGGCCCCCGAAAAGCCGATCCGCGAGGGATCTCGAGCCGCCTCGTTGACTCTCAGGATCGGCGACATGACTGTGCGGCGTGAATGGGATGCACGCGGGACGCGGCTGGTCGTGACCGATGCGGATGGCTCACGCGTCAGCAGCCCCCAGACCCTGCTCGACTCACTCTATGAGCGGCTGGCCTTCGATCCCTTGGCATTCACCCGGCTCAAGCCCGAGGCGCAGGCCGAGACGCTGCGGCGGGTCGCCGCCCTCGACTTCGCCGACCTCGAGCAGCAGCGCGATGCGGCGTTCGCCGAGCGCACCGAGGTCAACCGGGCGATCAAGCAGCAGGAAGGGGCGATCGCCGCGATGCCGGAGGTCGAGCCGGCCGAGGAGGTCAGCGCGGCCGAGCTGACGGCCGAACTGAGGGCGGCCAGCAGGCACAATGCCGGGGTCGACTTGCAGCAGCGGCGGCTCGACCAGAAGCGAGCGGAGATCGCTGGCCTGGACCGCGAGATCACGCACCAGCTTTCCGAGGCTGAGCGGCTCCGCGGGATGATCGCCAAGCTCGAGGCCGACGCCGAGGATCTCCGCGAGCGGCGCCAGGCCGCGACGCTGCTGCTCGAGACGATGGAAGCCTCCGCCCCGCGGGCGATCGACCCTACGCCGATCCTCGACCGGATCGCGGCGGCCGAGCAGGTCAACCGCCAGGCCCGCGCCTACCGCGAGCGGGCCGCCGCGCTCGAGGCCCTGGCCGCCAACCGCAAGCACGCTGAGGACCTGACTGACCAGCTCACTTACCTGGACCGGGCGAAGGCCGAGCGGTTGCAGGCAGCCCCGATGCCGGTCGCGGGACTGGGGCTGGATGGTGAGGTCGTGACCTTCGAGGGGATCCCCTTCGGCCAGATCAGCTCGGCCCAGCAAATCCGCGTCTCCCTGGCCATGGCGGCCGCAATGAACCCGCGGCTGCGGCTGCTGGTGATCCGGGAGGGTTCCCTGCTCGATCACGACTCGCTGCGGCTCGTGGCCGAGTGGGCCGAGGAGCACGGCTATCAGGTCCTGATCGAGCGCGTTGCCGACTCCCTCGTGGGCGCCGGGGTCGTGATCGAGCAGGGCCGCGTGAAGGCTGAGACCAGCCCTGCGCTCGAGCCGGAGCCTTCGCTGTTCTGACCCTGCCCCGCTGACCCTGCCCTGCTGACCCTCTTGAGACCGAGGACCCGAGCCATGATGCGCGAGATCAACCTGGATTCCCCCCTGGACCCGGATGCCATGTGGGCCCGGATGCGGCTGGCCCGGATGCAGGGCAATGCGGAAGCGGCAAGCCGGGCCGCCTGGGACTTGCGGGGCTGGATCCTGCACAACTCCCCGCCCCCGACCGGGATGCTCTCCACGAACGTCCTGATTGCCTGCCGTGACGTGCTGGACTGGGCGGATTCGCTCACCCTCGGGCCGGCGACCGAGGCCAAGGGCCTCACCGGCAACCCGATCCTGGATTGCGGCCGATGAGCGCGGCGCCGGTCTGGATACGGGTGACGCCGGCCGATCTCGCATCAGGCCGGCGGCACCATTGCTCCGAGTGCCCGCTGGCCCTGGCCATTAAGAGGGCCTTTCCTGGCCGGTCGGTCACTGTCTCCGACCGGCCCGTCACCATCGCCGTGGGGCTGCGGGTCGCAATCCTCCATCCCACGGACCTGCGCCTGGTCGGTGAGTTTGTCGAGGCCTTCGACGCCGGCCGGGATGTCGACTGTATTGAGTTCGAGTTGAGCCTGGGCGACCCGGATTCGCTGGCCGCATGAGGTTGATTGATGAAGACAATGAAGACAATGAAGACAATGAAGACGATGAAGACGATGAAGACGATGAAGACGATGAAGACGATGAGACTGAGCACAAAAGCCGAGCCGAAGACGGAGCTGGCCAGCGCACTGCGCGAGGCGAGGCGCGAGGCCGGCTATCCCAGCGGGCGGGCGGCCGCGACCGCCCTGGGGATGACCACGGCTCACTACTGGCACCTCGAGGCCGGCGACGTCGAGCCGATGTGGCGGACCCTCCACCGGATCATCATCGGCCTGGGCCTACCCTTGGAACGGTTCTTCCCGGCCGCGCTGATCCTGGAAGCGGCTGAGCGGATCCGCTCCCATCAGGCCGCGCAATGACGCGGGGCCGGGTGCTCGCCGTGACGCGAACACCCGGCCCCTTCCCCCCGTCCCCTTCATGGACCTCACCATCGTACCTGCCCCCATCCCTCCCCCGCAATTCTGGTTCGGGAAGAAATCTGAGAAAAATCCCGATTCGGATCTTGATTCGGGATAAGAAGCGGGATATTATGTCCTTAGACATGACTGATCCCTGACCCTGAACGCGAGGATGAGACCGATGGCCACTGCCCACCTGACCGGATCCGCGGAAGCCCTGGCGCTCTGGATGCAGCAGCCGATTGACGCCAGCGGCGCCTGTGACGACCAGATCCGCGAGGACGTGATGGGTGATGCTCACACCTTCACCCGCTTTGCGGTCAAGGGGAACCTTGTGATTCTCAAGACGCTCAAGGGCAGAACGATCCTGGAGACGGTCGAGCGGAACGGCTCCAGGCTGGTGATCGTCGATCATGTCGCGAGCCGCTGGATGAGGGTCCGGTTCTGGACGAACGCGGCCAGCCTCAAGAGTCTCTCGGCCGAGCTGAAGGCCAGCCCCGAGGCCCGCACCAGCTTCGATGAGATCTATTTCCACGCCTGATGTCTTCCGACCGTCGCGGGGTGATGCCCCCCGCCCGAGGATGGCCTGGCAAGGCCGAAACGGGACCTCTGATCACTGATCGACATCACAACGGGAAAGGACGAGACCCATGGTCTGGGATGCTTCGGAACTGGTCAACGGGCGCATGAACCGCCGCCACAACCTGAATGTCGTGGACGGCCGGGCCTCGATGTTTTACGCGGGTGAGCTGCCCTGGCACGAGCTGGGCCAGCGGGTCGACTCGGCGCTGCGGACCTGGGACGAGGTCAGCGAGGCGGCCGGGCTCGGCTTCGAGGTCGGGGTCTTCCCCCTGGCCATCTCGGTGCCGGGCGGGGTCGAGTTCGAGAAGTTCGCCCATCTCCAGGGGCGGGGCGTGGACTCGGCCCGCGCTGTGGTCCGCGTCGACACCGGGGCGGTGCTGGGGAGTGTCGGCCGGTCGTGGAAGCCGGTGCAGAACAAGGAAGCGTTCGGTTTTTTGGACTCGATCGCGGCCGACCGCCAGATCGAATACCACACGGCCGGCGCGCTCGGCGCGGGCGAGCGGATCTGGCTGCTGGCGAAGCTGCCTGGCGTCATGCAGGTGGCGAGCACGGACGATGAGGTCGAGCGCTACCTGTTGCTCAGCAACGCTCACGACGGCTCGGCGGCCCTGAGGGTCTTGTGGACCCCGCAAAGGGTGGTGTGTCAGAACACGCTCGCCGTCGCCCTGGCCGGGGGCGAGGGGCAGGGGATCGCGATCCGCCACTCGGGCGACCTCGTGAGCAAGGTCCGCGAGGCCCAGCGCGTGCTCGGCCTGGCCGAGCGGTTCTACGACGACCTCAAGCCGCGGATCGATGCCCTCGCCGGGTTCCAGATGAACAGCCGGCTGCTCGCGAACTACTTCGAGGCTATCTACCCGGACCCCGAGGACCCGGAGAAGTCGCCCCGCGCCGCGGAGACGGCGAAGGGCATCCGCGACGTGCTGACCGGGCTGTTCGAGGGCGGCATTGGCCACGACATGCCCGGCATCAAGGGCACGGCCTGGTGTGCCTACAACGCGGTCACAGAATTCATCGATCATGATGCCCCGACCCGCAAGAGCGAGGGGGCTGCGAGCCGCAAGCTGGAGAGCATGTGGTGGGGCAGCGGCGCCAAGATCAAGCGTGAGGCCTGGTCGAATGCCTGCGAGTTGGCCGAGTGTGTCTGATCCGATCCGATCAATCGGCGCGGGGCCGGCGACGGCCCCGCATTTTTTCTCCCTCTCACCCCCGACCACGGAGGCCCGAGCGATGGCAACCCAGCCCCTGCTGCCGATCCCCAGCATGGCTGACGCCGAGGCGACGCGGCTTCTGGCCGACCGGATGCGGGACGTGTGCATCCAGCTCGATCTGATCTGGCATGCGATCGACCCCGCGGTCATCGGCCACGCGGCCTACGATGCGATCAAGGATGCCCCGCAACTCGAAGCGTTCTACCGCTCGACCGGCGGCATGACTTCGACCCTGACGGACCTCGCGTCGATCCTCGACGCCCAGGCACGGAGATGACCCATGCGTGATGCTTCACTTATCCAGCGGTTCCCGATCTTCCTGGCGACGGCCCTGGTGTCCTTCCCCCCGGGGCGACATCGGGTCCAGATCTTCTCATTCTCGCCGATCGAGCCGTGCGACCTCGGCGAGCCCGGTGAGGTCGAATGCGATGGCAGCCCGGCCCCGTTCATGGCGGTCGAGTGCTCGATCCCGGCGCGGATGCTGGCCGACCGCCGGGCCGTGATCCTGGACGGCGTCGCGAGGCCGGTGGACGCCCGCCGGCTGCTCGCGATGGCGGTCGAGGAGATGCCCGGGCTGCTGCTCGCGTCAGCCGCCGGGAACGGCTGCGAGGGCTGCCGGGACGCGGCCCACGAGGCATTCGAGGGGGCCGGGGCATGAGCCGCCGCGAGCGTGCCAGCGAGGCGGTCCGGGCCGCGATCCGGGCCGCCGATTGCTTCGAGGTCCCTGTGATCGTCTATGAATCGCCCCGGGGCCGGTTCATGCACTTGCCCGAGCACGAGCCCTGGCCCCGGGGATTCCGCCGGCTGATGACCGTCCGGCCCCGCCCGGAGCCGGTCACGGCCTGATTGCTATCCATCCCGACCCGAGAGAGGTACCAGACCCATGACCGCGACCGCGACCCAGACGATCCGATTCGAGCGGCTCCCCATGCTCGAGGCCATCGCCGCCGTGAGCGGCGTCGTGCCCGCCCGCTCGCCCAAGCCGATCTTGCAGAACAGCCTGCTCGTCGTCGACCCCGACGGCGGCTCGCTGCTCCAGACGACAGACCTGGAGGTCGGCATCCGCCAGCTGGTGCTCGGCATCAAGGCCGACGCTCCGGCCCGGCTCGTCCTGCCCGCCCGCTTCACGTCGATCCTGCGGACGTGCCAGGACGACGAGATGACGCTCACGTTGGAAGACGAGAATGCGTTCACGATCCGGGGCCGCAAGAGCAAGCACAAGCTTCCCTCCGAGGACCCGAGCGTCTTCCCCGAGGTCCCGGCCTTCGATGCGGCAGACTATCACGTCATCATGGCGTGCAATGTCCGCAAGCTGATCGCCCGGACCGCGTTCGCCACCGACGTGGAGAGCACGCGCTATGCCCTGGGCGGGACGCTGCTCGAATTCCCCGAGGGGCGGGCATCGCTCGTCGGCACGGACGGCCGCCGGCTCGCCTTGCAGGTCGTCCCGGCCGAGGTCGAGGGCAAGGGCTTCTCGGGCAACCCGAACCCGGTCATCCCGGCCAAGGCACTGCGGTTGATTTTGAAGTCGATCACGGACGACGACCCGCCGGTCCACCTGGCTGGCGTCGCGAATGGCTCGGCCATCCTGGTCCGCACGGAGCGGGCCGAGATCTACTCGCGGCTCGTCGAGGGCCGTTTTCCCCGCTACCAGGACGTGTTCCCCAGCAGCAGCTCGGCGAGCTGCCGGTTCCAGGTCGAGCCGTTCGCCCTGGCCGTCGAGCAGGCCGCGATCACGACGAGCGAGGAGTCTCGCGGGGCAGACTTCCGGTTCGATCCCGAGCGGCTCGTCGTCACGACGAATGCGGCCGACGTGGGCGAGTCCGAGGTCGAGCTGGACCTGGCGACGCAGGGCGGCCCGGTGGACATCACCTTCGACCCCCGCTACCTCCGCGACTGGTTCAAGATGGTCCCCCAGGACGCCGAGGTCAAGCTGGAGATGACCGACGGCAAGAACGCCGCGATCTTCAAGGTCGAGGACGGCGGGACCTACGTGGTAATGCCGCTTACTCGCGATAGGTAATTATTCTTGGATTTCTTTAGGCTATCGCTTCGATTCCAAGATGGATCCCGATCCGGGATTGACTTCCCGTCCCGGATCGGCATAGACTCGACTTGACGACCGAGCGGGATACGGATTGCCCGGCCCGTAAGTTCCGGAATGCCTATGCCGAGTCCAAAGGGCTGTAACATGGCCAGCCACGGCAGGGGAATCCATCCCGGAACATGGATGCTCCCACCTGCGAAAGCGGGAGCATGGAGGTTCAAATCCTCCCGGTCGTTTTGGTGATCATAGCTCAACTGGTAGAGCAGCTGGCCTTATCGCGGTGAAACCAAGAGGCATGCCGGCTCGTTGCGGGTTCGACTCCCGCTGATCACCTTGCCATCGGCAGCGATGGCCTGAAATCCTTATCTGCCCCAAAGAGGTCTTGCGGAGTGCAGTAGCCGGCCCCATTGGGCAGGTGCGACCGGATCCGATCATCGCACCGCCCCGGCGCTAGCCAGCTGTCCCCCTGGGGAGTCGGCCGACCCTGACCGGTCGCCCGGCAATCGCAAGACCAACGAACAGCCCGCCCTGGCCGGATCCCCGGGGCGGGACCTGAATAGGCTCGAGGGATCTTCTCAGCGGTCCAGCCTGGCGTCGGCTTCACGTCTCCAGTCCAGACAGCCCGAGAGATCCACCAGCCTGCAAGGCCCGGTCAGCCCGCGAGGGAGGACCGGGCCTTTTCCATGCCTGCCCTGGCCCAAGATGGAATTCTGGAAAAAATCCCGCTTCGGTATTGAAAGCGGGTTTGGACGTGCTAGGATATCCCTGTTGGCAATGCAAAGGGCCGCTGATCGCGGGAACGACCAGCGGCCCAGGGGATGGCTGATAAGGAGCCAAGCCGATGACGATTCTGACTGCGGAACAGGTGACTGTCAAGCTGAGCACGGGTGAGGTGATCCGGGTGAGCGAGGCGGCCCGTGGGGCATCGCTGGTCGCCGGGGGCAACGGTGGGACGTTCCGAGACATGGACAATGCGGCCCGGGTCGCCCAGCTCCGTGAACTGGCCAGGGTACTCCAGGAAAAGGCCGCGCGGCTGGCCGGCGAGTACGAGTCTGAGGGCATGGACTTCCCGACTCGGGTCCGCAACGGGCATGGCGGCCGCATCCCGCCGAGCTGCCAGACGGCTCCCGAGCCCCGCGAGTTCATCCGCGGCATGGACTCGGATGACCTGATCCCGGTCGGCAGCTTCGTCGGGCACGACGCCTGATCCGATCCCCTGGCGCGGCCCCGGGAGGACCGGGGCCGCTTCGACCCGGAGCTGCCGCGATGGCCAGTGTGACCCGGCCTGACACCTGCCGACTCACCGTGACGATCCGGGGGATCGGCTACCATGCCTGCCCGCTCAACTCCCCCCAGGGCCGGGCATTCCGATTGACCAAGCCCGACGGCACGGCCTATGACGTGGCCGAGACGCCCTACGGCCCCACCTGTGATTGTGCCGACCAGACCTTTCGCCGCGAGGGTCTGACCGGCGAGGGATGCAAGCATATCCGCGCCTGCATCGCCCTCCACCTGATCTCACGTCAGCCGACCCGATGACGGAAACCTGAGGAATCATGATGCAGGTGATGCTCAACCTCTCTGACATGGACAGCTATCGGCTGTTCCTCAAGATCAAATCGCTGCCCAAGTATGAGATCCGGGGCCGAGTGGCGACATTCCCCGATGAGTATGCGGCTCGGCTCGGTCTTTCAGTCCAAGAGGTTGGGTCAGCGGATTACGTGCCGACCCCTGGACTTTTCGACTACCAGGCAGAGATCTCCCGGATTGCCATCCGGCGGCGCAAGTTCGCGATCTTTGCCGAATGCGGCTATGGCAAGACCCTGATGGAGGCCGAGTTCATCCGGCATGCCATGGCATCGCTGCCGGTCGATCGATGCGGCCTCCTGATCGCGCCACTGATGGTCATCCCCCAGACGATCGATGAGATTCATCGGTTCTATGGCGGCCAGATGACCATCGAGCATGTCAAGGCTGCCGACCTTGGCCGCTGGCTGACGTCGGGCACATCTCGGATCGGCATTACCAACTATGAAGCCCTGAAGCCTGACGTCCCTCAAGGGCGACTCGGGGCATTGGCGCTCGATGAGTCGAGTCTGCTCAAAAGTCACTATGGCCGATGGGGAGCCGAGTGTATCCGGATCGGCAAGGGCCTGGCCTGGAAGCTGGCCCTGACCGGGACGCCGGCGCCGAATGACCGGATCGAGTTCGCCAACCATGCCGTGTTCGTGGATGCCTTCCCCAGCGTCAATTCGTTCCTGGCCAGGTTTTTCATCAACCGCGGTAAGACTGATGCCCGTTGGGAGCTGAAGCCGGCTGCCCTGCGCCCGTTCTATCGGGCGATCTCTCACTGGTGCATCTTCCTGAACAACCCGGCCACTTATGGATGGCATGATAATGCGACTGATATCCCACCAATCCACGTCCATATCCATGACGTGGACCTGACTGATGAGCAACTGAGGATCAGCCAGGGCCAGACCGGCGAGTTGTTCCCGAACAATGTCGGCGGGATCACGAAGCGATCGATGCTCGCCCAGATCGCCAAGGGCTACCACCAGGGGGAGCGGATCACGACTGCCAAGCCGGCATTCATCCGGAGCTTGGTCGACTCCTGGCATGAGGAGTCAACGATCATCTGGTGCCGCTACAACGAGGAACAGGACATCCTCACCGAGACCTTCCCGGAGGCTGCCAGAATCGATGGCAAGACTCCGTTGAGCCGTCGTCTCGAACTGATCCGGGAGTTTCAGTCAGGTCGGCGGAAAGTGCTGATCTCGAAGCCCAAGATCCTGGGGTTCGGCCTCAATCTCCAAGTCGCGACCCGTCAGGTGTTCAGTGGAATCCAGGACTCCTGGGAGGAATTCCATCAGGCTGTCAAGCGTTCGAATCGGGTCGGGTCAAAACGTCCCCTGAATGTCCACATCCCTGTGACTGACCTCGAGCGTCCGATGGTCGAAACCGTGCTTCGCAAGGCGAGACGGATCGATGCGGACACGCGCCAGCAGGAGGAGATTTTCCATGATGCTTCTCTCTGAAGATGAACGGTTCCGCATTCATCTAGGGGATGCGATCACGCACATGGCCGAGTTGCCGGCCGCTTCGATGGACCTGGCGATCTTCAGCCCGCCCTTCCCAAAACTGTATGCCTACACGAGCCTGCCGGAAGACATCGGCAACAGCGAGGACCTGAAAGGGGAGGCCAAGGTCCATCTGGGCTATTTCTACCGCCAGCTTGCCCGGGTCATGAAGCCGGGGCGGGTGGTCATCGTTCACGTCGCCCAGATTCCCCGCATGAAGCGGTCGGGTGGCCAGGGATTGTTTGACTTCCGCGGACTCAACATCCGGCTCGGAGAACGGTCAGGACTGGTCTTCGAGTATGACTGGGCGGTCCGGAAGAACCCGCAGTCGCAGGCGATCCGGACGCGATCCCGAGAGTTGCAATTCGCTGGCCTGGAGTCGGACCGCGCCCGCTCTCGGGGGTCACTGCCTGACTACCTGCTCAAGTTCACGTCGCCCGGGCAGAACGAGACGCCAGTGTCGAGCGCAGGGCAGGTCAGCCGGAATGATTGGATCCAGTGGGCTGAGTGTTGCTGGTCCGACATCCGAGAGAATGACACACTCAACGTCAAGGTAGCCCGGACCGAGGAAGAAACGCAGCACATCTGCCCGCTCCAACTCGGCCTGATCAACCGGCTGATCCGACTCTACTCGAACCCGGATGAAATCGTGTTCAGCCCATTCGCCGGGATCGGCAGCGAAGGCCATGAAGCCCTCAAGCTGGGCCGGCGATTCTATGGATCCGAGATCAAGCCTGAGTATCACCGCGTCGCGATGGTCAACCTGAACGCCGTCGCCGCCACAGTCCACTCGCAACCAACCCTGTTCTGAGTTTCCCGGAGACCGTGACCGATGGGAGCCAAGCCGCTGAGTCCTGCTATCCTTGACCCGACAAACCCGCCGGCATCCTGGGAGGGATCGACCGGCGCCGAGCGGGTCCGCTACATGCTGTACGGGCCGAAGTTCAAGCGCGACCGCGAGCATTTCTCGCGGGCCTCGGGACTGCCCCGCTCCGTGATTGCCGCCATTGACCGGGGCGAGCGCGAGCCGACCCGCGAAGAGCTGCGCCAGATCGCGGTGCGCTGCCCCGCCTACAGCTCGGGCTGGGTCAAGACGGGGCAGGGGATGCCCATGATCCCGGGCGGGGCCGTGCTCCAGATCGCCGCGACCCCAGCCCCGGAAGCTGAGGTCCTCCCAGCCAGTGCCGGCAAGGCCGAGAACCCTCCCGCCTGCCCGATTGCCGAGCGTGTCAAGGTTATGCTCAGCGAGATCTGGATGGGAAATCCCGGCCGGATGGCCCTGGAAACAGGCCTGGGCCGCGAGAACCTGACAGCCATCCTTAATGGCGCGACCCCAGATGATGACGCCCTGGAGAAGATCGCTGCGGCGGCTCCCGTTATCAACCTGGACTGGCTGCTGGCCGGACGGGGATCCATGCTCATGCCGCCGGCTCAGCCCGCGAAAGCGGAAGCCGCCCCTGAAGCTATCCCCAGGCCAGCCAATCCCCCCCCGGCATCGCTCGACAGCCTGATTGAGCTGATCGAGATGGTCCGGACCTTCGGCGCCGAGGCCAGGGGGATCCGCGAGCAGCTCGATTCGCTCGGCCAGCGGGTCGCCAAGATCGAGGACGATGATACGCGGCTGATGGTCGGCGACATCTGGGGCAAGCTCTCCGCGCGGGTCGATCAGGCCGAGGACAAGCTGGTCGGACTGATCGGCATGGATGCGACGGTCTCGAGCCTGGAGACGGAACTGGCCGGGACCAATTCCCGGCTCGCCCAGGTCGAGGGGACCGTTGCTGGCCTCATGCTGGCCAAGGTCCCCAAGGCCTTCGTGCCCACGAGCCGCATCGAGTCCCAGGTCCCGGCCGAGGCCGCGATGACGGTCGGCAAGTGGTGCGAGTTAGAGGGTCCGCATCAGCGGCTCATCCGCGATGAGGCCGACCGCCGCACCATGGGCAAGCGGCTGGCGCGAGTCTACCGGATCCAGGACACCGACCAGATGAATTTCTCGGGATCATCGCTCCTGTTTCGGGTCAGTGACATGCGGCTGTACGTCGAATGGCTCAGCCGGGCCGGCCTGGAACCGGACCCGGAAGCCTGGGTTGCGCACTACCTGGCCCAGCGTTCCAAGCCCTGACCTATCCCGTCCCGAGGGGCCAGGGATGGCCCTGTCACTCCCTTCCTCTGAGGCTTCACCGATGGTCCAGAGCACGCTCTTTGAAATCAATGGCGTCCGCTCCGCAGTCATCAGCGCGGACGGCCTCTATCGCTACCGGCTCGTCCGCTCCTGGAGTGATGGCTCCAAGGTCCATTTCCTGATGCTCAACCCTTCAAAAGCGGATGGGTGCCACGACGACCCGACGGTCCGGCGCTGCATGGGCTTCGCCGAGAGTTGGGGCTACGGCGGGCTGATCGTAACGAACCTTTTCGCCTGGCGATCGACCGACCCCGACGCGTTGCGCTCGGCCCCGGACCCGGTCGGCCCGGAGAATGACCAACACATCCTCTCAGCCGCGCGTGAGTGCGCGATGACGGTGCTGGCCTGGGGAATCCCCGGCAAGATCCAGGGCCGAGACAAGGCCGTGCTCAAGCTGCTCCGCGAGGCCAACATCCCGCCCTACTGCATCGCCTCGACCGCGACCGGCCAACCCGGGCATCCGCTGTTCCTGCCGTCCCGACTGACCCCGCGACCCCTTGTCTAATGAGGTCGTGATGAAGCGATATATGGTCAAATCGCTGTTCTACACGCTCCAGGGTGAGGGCATCCAAGTCGGACGTCCTGCCGTATTCTGCCGTTTCGCAGGCTGCAACCTCTGGACCGGCCGAGAGATCGACAGGGGCCGCGGCGGATCATGCTCAGCCTGGTGTGACACGGATTTCGTCGGAACGAATGGACCTGGGGGCGGCCAATTCGAGGTTGAGCAACTTGCTGATGCGATCGCCGACGCATGGCCAGATCCCGAGGTCTGGGGGTTGGCCGTCTTCACGGGTGGCGAGCCGCTATTGCAACTCGATGACGATCTCATCTCGGCTGTCCATCATCGCGGCCTGGATGTCGCCGTCGAGACGAACGGGACGATCAAGGCCCCGATGGGGATTGACTGGCTGACGGTCAGCCCCAAGGCTGGTGCCCCACTCCACCAGCGCTCGGGCCACGAACTGAAGCTGGTCTATCCTCAACCGGGGATTGACCCGGCCACGTTCCTCGGGCTGGACTTCCGCCATTTCCTGCTCTCGCCGATGGATGGGCCGGATCATGAAGCCAACATGGAAGCAGCCCTATCCTATTGCCTTGAGAATCCAATCTGGCGGATGACGACCCAGGCCCACAAGTACTGGCTGATCCCATGATGATCCTCATCAACGGCGGTCCAGCCTTGAACCGGTTTGGCTATGACCCGAGGATCGGCCGGCTTGTCTCGCCGCGATCCGGGAATGCGATCATCTCAGGCCAGCAATGGGCCGCTGACAATGATGCCTTCCTGGCCTGGGACGAACTGCGATTCCGCCGGTTGCTCACCCGGATTGATGGCATGCCTGGGTGCCTCTTTGTGGCTGCGCCGGATGTCGTCGGCGATGCGAGGGCTACTCTGGGTCGATTCTGGGACTGGCACTGGGAGATCGCTGGCCGTGGTCTACCAATCGCCCTGGTTGGCCAGGACGGGGCCGAGGATCTGGACCTTCCCTGGGATGCCTTCGACGCCCTGTTCATCGGAGGTTCGACGACGTGGAAACTCTCGGAGATGGCTGAGGACCTGGCAAGGGAAGCCGGCATGCGGCGGAAATGGGTCCACATGGGCCGGGTTAACTCTCGCAAGCGGCTCCGTCATGCTTTCGAGATCGGATGTGATTCCGTGGATGGGACCGGTTTCAGCATGTTCCCGGATAAGTATCTGGCGAATGGCCTCCGTTGGATGGATGAGATCGAACGCGAACCCGCGATGTTCTGAAAGGACCTCATGATGAGTATCGACACGACCTGCCCGCCGGCCACGCCCGAGGTCATCCGGTTCTACCGGGCCAACGGACCGTGGGGCGAATTCAGCAACCTCTATCGCCGGCCCATGACCTTCGAGGGCCGGGAATACCCAACGGCGGAACATGCTTACCAGTTCGGAAAGGCGAGGAAGACGGAGGTCGCGGAGTGGCTCATGCTAGCCCCCTCTCCGTCGCTCCTTGCGGCCTCAGCCCACGGCCTGAACTACTGGGATATCACGCCGGGGTGGTCGAAGAATCGCCGGGATCGGATGCGGCGCGTGGTCGAGGCTAAGTTTCTCCAGCATGCCGACCTCGCCGCGACCCTGCTGCTGACCGGCGACGCGAGGATCGTCGAGGCCGCGACCGTGGACAACGAGGTCAATCGCCGATGGGGCGAGGTCAATGGGGTCGGGACCAACTGGCTCGGCCTGATCCTGATGGAGGTCCGCGGCGCGATCCGTATCGGCCTGGATCGGGGGCAGACCCTGGCATCCCTGGCCGAATCCCTGATCCTGATTGACCAGGAGTCTTCGTGATGGGACGGCCCGAGATGACCCCAGAGCAGGCCGCAGCCGCCCTCGCCAACCGCGAGCGGCTGCAGCGCAAGGCCGAGGCCATGACGGCCGGGCTCGACATTCGGCGGGCCCGGCTCGGCCGGGCTGCCCTCCGATGGATCCAGGGGGCGAGACTCCAGGCATTCAGCTTCGTCAACCTGGCTGATCAGCCGACCGGCGAGGATGCCAGCGACGGCAACCACTGATCGACCAG